TTTCTGGCCGCTACAGCCTGCTCACTATTGTACTCTTCAATTGCAGCAGTGATATCTTCCCAGGTTGTCGCACCTTCGTTGATAACTGCATTGTAGGCAATTTCAAAATCTTCGTCGGATAGAGCTTCAAGTTTGTCTTTTACATTTTCGACCTCTGCGCTCCAAGACTCCATCGCGTGGAAATGTGCAGATGTTCCAGGAGTAAGCTCTTCATATGTTTTAGGAACAAGCTTTTCAGCAATCTCACGCATTTTATCGTTGACTGCCTCAGCAGACGCTTCGCGCTCTTGTAGTTCCGCCAGGAGACCAGAATATCTATCGTCCGACCCAAGTACATTATCCGCCAGCTGCTCAGCAGTATATGTACCATCCTCATCAAATCCAGATGTATTCTGGATGTTTTGGATCATCTGCTCTCTGAATTGCTTAAACTCGTCTACTGTAGCGGGCTGGTCAAGAGCTTGTGCAGCAAGCAAAGCGTCTTGAGCAATCATTTGATTGGTATTATCAATCTGTTCGATTGCTTCTTGAAGTGCAGACTCATATTCGTTGTAAGCATCTGCAAGCACAGTAAAAACAGGATTATCAGTGCCAAACTCATCCCTTACAGCATTCATAGTATCTCTTAGATACTCATAGTTTGCCATTAGGTCTGAAAATTCTACATCTTCTAATCCCCCGTCTGTGCTATAAACGCTTGGAAGAAAGATTGTTCCGCCACCATTTGAACCAGTGTTGTCGATCCCCTCATACCCAAGAGATTCAAGATAGGCCATTGCTTCTCCAGCAGCTTCACCCGTTGCAGAATAAAAGCTGTGTGAGTTGAAATATCCATCAAGTTCCTTAATAGCTTCTTCTTTTGCAATATCAGCCGCTCTTGCTCCTTGAGAGATATTTGTACGCATTTGCTCTCTTGCCGCTTCAACAATAGAATCTCTTAGATCCTTGTAATCTCCAGAAAGATTTTGAACGGCGATTCCTTGGGTCTCAAGATAAGTAACAAGCTCATCCTGAATACTCATCAGATCTTCTTGGGAGGCAGTGCCAGCTTCCACGGCATAGCTCATCTCAATATATGATGAGGCAAGATCATATAGTTCATTTGAACTCTGGACGGCGGCAGAACCAGCCTCCAATGCAGCCTCACGAGCCTCTTTTGATTTATTGATAAGAGAAGTGATACCAGAGACAATAGCGTTAATAGCTAAGCCGATGCCAAGTCCAATTAACGCATTAAGCGCTGTATTAAGTACCTGCACACCAATAGCAGCAGCCTTGGATTTAACACCCATAAGAGTAGTTTTAAGACTGGCCTGTTCCATAGATGATGCGTATGCCTTTGAAGAAACAGCTGCATCATCAGATACCTTCACAGCACTGCGTAGGCTATCGCTACCCTTACCAATAGTGTCATTCCAGATGATTTGTCTTTGTGTTAAATCCCCTGTTGATGTTCCAAGGTTTGCAATTTTGCTATTATACTCGTCCAACAACTTGATATCATTATCAAGCTCAAGTTTTTGGGCGTTCCATGAAAAGGCGATTCCAGTGCCAGAACCTCCCCAATTCTTTTGATCTGTTGTACGGAATAAGTTCAGCTTATCAAAGAATGGAGTCACGGCAGCAAAAACAGCCGGCAAAGCACCAACCGTATCGATAAGAGAAGTTAGCCACCCAAGCAGACCAGTACCAACATCAAAAGCTCCTTTAATTAGGTCGCTGCTCAGAATGGTATTAGCAAACACCTCATACTGAGCCTGGAACTGTTGCTGCTTGGCTTGAATGCTATCCATCCACTTCTCATGCTCTGCAACAGCAGAACCCTCGGCGTTCATAGAAACATCCATAACCTTGACTGCATCGCTCATATTCGTAATAGCAGCAGCCAGGGCGTTACCCTGTCTCTTACCTGCCAATAGCTCAAGCAAAGCAGCCTGGTCGATATCGCTCATCTTTTCCCAAACTTCGCTGATTCCAAGCATGATATCATAAGTGCTCTTAAATGTTTCATCATCGAGCATGATATCAAAACCGCCGCTGCCATCAACATTTGTCAGCCCTAAGATTTTATCTCTTAGAGAAGCAGTAGTTTCAGCCATGTACTCTGTTTCAAGGCCGGCCTCTTCCAATTCGGTTTTTGCACCACGAATACGCATAGAGACGGTCTTCCACATCGTACCAACCACATCAGGGTCTTGAATAACATTGTTTGCCGCTACGATCAAAGCAATAGACTCATCAATGGTATTGTTTGCCTCTGCCATAGCTGATGCGCTTCGCATCATGGCTTCTCCGATACCGCCTGAAGAAATTGCAAATCGGTTGCCGACCTCGTTGAACTTATCAACGATGCTCATAGTATCGTCTACTTCGATACCAAAAGCTTTCATGGTAGAAATGATAGAGTTTGTTGCTCCGTCAATACCATCTACTTCATCGCCAACCACAGCATAGATATTTGCTACCTCAGACAGCTGGGTTGCATCTTCCATGTTATAACCCAGTCTTGCAAATGATGCTGTAGAGTCAACAAAGTCCGCATAAGTCGTACCTATCTGTACTGCTTTTGTGGCTGCATCAGAAAGGAAGTTTTCATATGCTGTGTCTGTTTCGTCCGTAACCTTCTTCAGCTCTGTCATAGCGCTATCCAGCTGTACAACTGCGTCATATAGACCAGTCACACCGCGCATTACGCCGGCAATCACACCGCCAAGCACCATCCAGGAACCCATCTTTGCGGCATTGGCCTTTAGGTCATCCCAAAGAGAACGGCTATGTTTGCCAGCCTGAATCAGCTCTTGTTCAAATAGACGAATCTTCGCATTTAGATTAGTTAATTCCTTGCTACTACTAATCATCTTTGATTCATCAAAGAGCTGTTGCCATTTTGCAAGAAGATTAGGATCACTCACGAATGAACTATAAGTGTTCTTCAAATTCTGAATCCGCAATTGAGCAGTCTGAATATTTGAAGTCAATCTATCTGCGTCGATAATTTTCCCAGACGCAGAGTTTTGTAGCTTCATTTGCTTGAATTGCTGATTCAACAACGACAGCTGGTGGCGGTAAGCGTCAAGGTCTGTTGGGTCGAGTGCTTCATCAAGCATTTGTTTTGCTTGATTTACTGCCGCCTGAAAATCTGATCCAAACACACCAGAATTTTGCCAGCGCTGAATATCAGTTTGAAGTGCGGCCTGTAACTCTGTTTTTTTGTCTGTAAAGGTAGCCGCATTCAAATCGGTTGCTGCATATGCAGATGTCTGAAGTTCTCTTGCGTATCTCTGCAAGTCAGCAACCATAGAATTGATCTCTCTCTTATGATCCGCAGATAGCGTAGTATTCGCCTGTCGGATTTGATCAATTCTACTCTTTACTTCTGTAAGTTTCGCCTGATATTGATTGTATTGCTCCATATCAGCAAGCAAAGGTTTAGATGTGTTTGAAAGTGTTTTGCTTGTAATATCAGCAATCTTATTATCAATACGATTCAGATAATCAAGAGTACGCTGTAAATTTGTTCCGGCGTTCTTATCTGATAGAATGGAATTGTCCTGTACAAAGCCGCTATAGTTTCTTGAACCATGGCGAATTTTTGCAAGATTAAAATTAAATCTCTCTACAACGCCGTCTGCTTTGGTTACACTGGCAGTAAAGCTTTGGATATCCCCCTGAGCATCCTTGAATACATTGACAACATCTACACTGCCAAGTTTACTAAATTGTTTTTGAACACGAGATACAATATCTCTTACACCAGTAAAATATCTCTGTCCGTCTGCATTCAACTGAGCAGCATCGAAAACTTTGATCTGTGCGCCTCGACCACTGCTCCCAGCAGCTGAAACCTGTTTTGCGATTGATTGTAGCTGGCTCTGCGTGGTTCTGATAGAAGCTTCATCAACAGCTACCTTCAGCTTTACTTCGTGCGATGCGCTCAGCGATTTAACAATACTGGATAATTGAGAGTCAAGCGATGAGGCACTACTGTCATCAATGATCGCTTTTAGCAGAATTTGCAGTTCATCCACGCACAATCACCTCGCTTAAAATAAATTAACTTATTCCTAATGAATATTATCGAACTTTAATTCCATGTTTTCTTAAACCGTTCTTCATAGCGATTACATGTTCCCCAGAAGCATCCAATCGCGCAATCGTTGTTGCTGTAAACGGTCTTGCCTTTGGCCGTTTCCAATAGTCATAACCAGGATCTCCAGATTGCCCTACTCCATGCTCAATCACATAAGGCAGGCTTTTATTAACGGTGGCACGAGCACCATTTCTTCCGTTCAAATATGGATTTGGTTCAGTCTCGTTGACAACAGACATTATCCCGTTTTTGGCCGCTCCACCTTTGATTACGATGTTATACGGATCTCCAATTCCTCCATACTCATAGCGCCTCTGATAATATCCAGATGTAGGCATACTATAAACTACATCGTCCACAGCCTTTACCTCTTCTTTTTGAACCACTGGAAATACATCTTCTGTCAACACCTGGTCAACCCGTTTTTGCAAATAGGCCATAAGCTCTTTTGTACTTTTGAATTTTGGCATATTGCACCTCACAAAAAAGTAGGACAGCAATAATGCCATCCTACTTACATATATTTCAAATTGTCGGCATGTTCACTAATCCATCCGCGATAGTTCTTCTTTAGTTCGCATACCTCGCATCTTTCATCGCCCAAAAACCAATTCATATATCGAACAAAACCTGAGCGCTCTGGGTTCTTATACAAATCGATTTGCCCATCATGCCCGATCACTATAACCTTACAGCTGTCGTGGATTCTGGTTAGAACCTTCATAAGCTCGTCAAAATAGTAATTCTGCGCTTCATCAATAATCACTACTTTGTTTTCAAAATTTACACCGCGCAGAAAAGTGTGTGTTAAGCATCTTACATACGCAGTCCCGTTCTTTTCATTCATAATGTTGTCAAACAAAACAGTGTTTAGATTTACTCCAATTTTGAGCAGCGCCTCATAAAACGGTTCAAAATACGGTTCAGACTTTTCTTCAATAGAGCCGGCCAAATACCCTTGCTTTTGTTCCTGGGTGGGCGCTGCAATATATACAATCCCATCGTACAAACCATATTCGCACAATAGATTTGCCGTGGCCGCTGCAATCGTTGTTTTACCAGTTCCGGCCTTTGCATTGCAAAATACAATTAGCTTCTCTGGGTTCCAAATCGCATCTCTAAATTTCTTTTGATACTCGTCGCACTGAATACCGTAGAATGGATTGTTGTCTAAAGTCTCAGGTGCCTGCGGTTTAATTGGGTATGAAATGCTGTTCTTTCGCGCCATGAAGTGGCCTCCTAAATAATTTCGTCAAGATCTGTAATAATTTCATCGGCAACGCCGTACTTAATAGCTTCATCACTGAACATAAACCAGTCTCTTCGATAATTCCGATCAATCAAATCTTGTGGAATATTGGTATGCTCTAAAATAAACTTACGAACCTTTGCCTCTGATTCTTTGGTAAACTCCAAATTGTCCAACACCTTACCAGTGTCGCCCACAGCCCCAGTAGAGCCGTCGTGGATCAGAATAGAGGTAGAGTCAAAGATATACCGTTTGTGGCCTGCCATCAGCAGCAACCCTCCACTGCTATACGCTCTGCCCATTCCAATAGTAATAACTGGCGTTTTAGAAAGAGCAATAACATTTGCAGTATAAAGAGTCACATTTGCCGTGCCTCCATCAGAATTGATAAAGATTTTGATCGGTTTTCTCTCTTCAACAGGCAACCCCTTGTCCTCTTTATTCCACTTAAAAATGTACATAGGGATATCAATCATCCCATCGTCAATGAGATCATTCCATAGGATTTCCCTATCGTTCAATCGACGGTAATACTCAAGAAGTGTAGGGGGGGGTAGAGTTGTTTCCATCAGATCTTCAACATCCATAAAATCTTCTTCAAGAAAAGCTTTCCTCATAAGCGCCTCCATCATTTTTATTCTTTTGTATTTCTGCTTTCCAAAAATGCCCCAGCAAGACTCTGCGCTGAAATTTCAGTGTTTTGCGCCATCTTCCCCATGCTGGTTACAAAATTACCCATTTGCTCAGCATCGACACCATCAAATAGGCCGGACATCTTTGATACAAACTCAGAAACATTCTCTGTAATCTGTCTTACATTGCTTTGCTGCTCCGCAATCATCTTTCTCTCTTCAAATGCGATACGTTCATCAATAGACTGACGAATCATATTGAATTGTTCGAGATCGATATTATCAAGAATCACCGCAATAATTCCGGTTGCCGCCATTACAAAATCATAGGTTTTGCTTTGTGATTCAGGCATGGTGAAATTTGCATAATAGGTCATCAGATTTCTCTTCACGATAAAGTCTCTTGCAAGCGGAATAATCAGCATATCGTCAGCCATGATACACTCTCTTACAACATCCTCAATAAACCGAATAGATTCATCCATGGATAATAGCGGCTTAACTGTAAAAGAAAGCGTCTCCCCATCACCATAAGGCATTTGAATTTCCTGCGGAGAAAGATTTAGCTGGTCGCAATATTTCTCCAATGTATTTACAGAGATTTTATTCTTTTTCTTTGACATGAAGTGCCTCTCCTTCTATCTCAAAATGATTTACGGCATAATGCCCGATACATATTGCATCAGATAGATTATCATTGTCTGTATCTACCTTAAATTTATCTTTCACAAACTGGATAGATAGAATTTTTGATTCTTTTTTTCCAGCAGCTTCGAGGGTCTTAATTTTTTCTTTAATCTCCTTTGTGCTTCTACCACGAGCCTTGCAATAATTTTGCCATTGTGTAGGAGCGACAAAGCTATACAAGTATTCGTTTTTCTCAAAAAGATTAACGAGGACACCCTGTAGCTGAGCAAGCTTCTTAAATGACTGTACATTAACACGCAACTGAATATCTTCAATAAAAACAGCCGCAATATCATTTTCTTTAATCAATTCATCTACCAGCGTTTCTATGGCAAGAATCGCCTTTGCGTAAGTGTATTTCTTACTTCCAAATGAAAAAGTCCCGTATTTTTCAAGCTCCTTTGTTTCGTAGTTAAATATCGCCCACGCTCCGTTTCTTGCCTGGTCAATAGCCAGGATTTTTATAAAACCATCCTCCGTTCTCAATATAGAAAAGAAAGAAGGAGAGGTTATTCCTCCCCTTCCTCATCAACTTCAACAGGTGTCTCTACCCGGACATGCGGTTGGTGCGCCTTTGAGATACGGACTTTCTTATCTTTGATTTCACAATAGACCTCTTCCCCTAAATACTTATCAATCCCGCAGTCCTTGGGGAGACAAATTTGAGTGTCCTTGCCATTCAGTTTAGTTTTCACAACGCATAGGTTACTGTCTGTTTGAATGACCTCATTCACATAAATCTTATATCTCATTGATCTGCCTCCAAATCGCTATAAAGAATAAGGGAGGGCGCTTGCCCTCCCCAATTTCTTCTTGTGTCTCAACCCTTAATACTTAACCATCTGAATCATAGAGCCGGTATCCGCGTCACGCATGATCTCGCACTCAAATGTGGTAGTAGAAGGATCTCCCTCGGCAGCAAAGCCAAGCTCAAGGTTAGAGGTGAATTTTAGGTTTGGAATAGTAACCTGGAATGCCTCATCCTTACCAGTCTTCTGGTTGCGGAGCACAGTATCGCCCACCAGCTTATATGTACCGCTGAAGTGCTCGGCATCAATGATGTATGTCTCTGCGGTCTCTTCACTGTCATAATCGTAATACACAACGACTCTCTGATCGGCAGCTTCGGCAACAGTAAGATCCTTACCGGAAAGCTGTGCGCCAGACATGTCGAATAGAGCCTCTTCGTCGCAGTCGGAATCATAAGGATAAACCAAGATCTTATCCGCTGTAGTATTAGGCTCAAATCCAAGTGTAATCTTACCTGTTGGATCTGCCTTTAGCGGATACAGGCTGCCCTTATTTACACCATTCTCATCATACTCAGTTGTCTGTCTGATGCGAATAGTCTGCACACCAACCTTACGGGCAATTCCAGAAATAAGCTCCAGTGACTTAGGAGAAATCAAAGCGTCCTCAATAGTCAGAGTAGCCTCCTTATTGATCTCCCATGTAATCAGCTTAGGGTTGCCCTTACCGCCTCTTGCGTATACCTTCTCAGAGGTAACGCTAATTGAAGAAGTCTTCAAGCTGTCAAATTGGATAACCGGCTTGTCTGTCTCCATATCATAGAGAACAACGTCCATGACTTCTTTCGCGCCAAATTTTGCGTTAGACATTTACAATACCTCCTTAAAAAAAATAAACAGCCTGGTTTCCCAGACTGTCTGCTGATTTATTCATCTTCACGCTTGATTTTTGTAATCCAGTGCGTGAGATTTACATCTTCTTTTTTAGCGCCATGTAAGAGCGCTTGTACATTGACCTCATAATCCTCCATGATTTTCAGGCGATTGAATTGATCATTAAACTGATATAAATCATATTCCATAATCTCATCCATCGTCATGCCAATGCCACTCGCCAAAATACTAACAAGATCTGCAAGCGTCAATGAGGATTCTTCGTCTCCGCTTTTCGCTTTTCGCCTTTTCAATCGTTCTTCTTTTCTTCTCTGCAAGACTCTACGAGCCGCCTCATTGTCTGGGTTCTCTTCCTCTTCTTCAACTCCTTGAAGGCCATTTCTCAGTCTAATAATCGCTTGAACCGAGTCAAAATTATCTTTCGTTATCTCAAATCCATCTCCGACAAAAGATAGCCTCCTTGGTGAGAATGTTAGTTTGCTATGTGTAATTTTAGTCAGCCAAAATATCATCATATGCAATGTCTCTCTGTCGTGCAGCGCATTTCCAATTAAGTAATTAAAAGCTCCCACACCAGAGATATCTTTACCAAGTAGCGCTCCTATATCACTCTCTGTCAAGGACAAAAAGCGAATATCTGTGTTGTATTTTGTATATCCAACACGAGCAATTTCACGAATTGGAATTGGATAAATTGGAACCCCATCTACGAATATCGGATCTTTAGCACATAGCTTCAAATCAAGATCTCTTGTTTCCAAACTTATTCCCGATTAAAATCAACTGTTCTATAAACAAGTGTAGTGCCGTGAAAATCTTCAGCCGGCGTAAACTTGTCCCAGGATTTCAATTCCACTCTACCCAGGCCAAAACAGTTGTTTCCGTTAATCAGCTTGTCGATCTCAGTGGTAAGCAGATCAGTGACAAGCCCCTTTGGTGTTCTCATTGTTCTTTCATGTGCTATAATCCAAATGTAGATATTAAAATCAGAAAATGAACGATTGATAATTCTTGGCGCAACAATATCAAAGCAAATATAAGTCCCTACATCTGTTGTCTTGCCTACCATAAAATCATATGGAAAAATACGCTTATAAGCCAAATCCATCGCGCCCATGTTCGGATTGTCTTCAGGACGGACTAAATCAATGATTGCATCGCATTTGCAGATACTTTCCATAATGGTATCTCTGTACTTAGGGATCTGTTCAAAATACATCAATACCACCCCCTAATTGTAAATACAGCCGTTTGAGACAATTCGTATTCAAGATTTGATACCTCAACCGTGATTTCATGCCCTATATATTCCCTATTGTCAAGAGCATACAAAACAAAATATCCATCTCCTATCGATTCAATCATGCCATATTCAGATCCATCAATTATCGAGACTTCAAATTTGGTCGGAGACAGTACAACTCCATCTTTTAGCAGTTCAATAGAAGCTCGGAGTTTTTCTCCGAATACGATGCTCTTTTCACCACCGTCTGTTGTTATTCGGATTGAATAACCATCTGGGATATCATCTGGTTTAGAAAAGTCAGACACCCCATAATAATCTGCAACCATTAAATCTTTATTGTCTGTTTTTTCATCAAACTGACTTTCCACAATTGTCCACTGAATCAGACCATCATCTTTACCACAAGAATATCCGCCTGGGTCGATTTGTGCTAAGCGATATGCGGTTGGTTTATCATGGTTTTTATCGATCAAGAATCTGAATCCGCTATCTAACTTAATGGTCTCTTCATTATACGGGATATAGATTAGGTGCTGCGATGTACCCAATGTAAGATGATCTTCCGAAGTTTCGCCAGATCCATATTGAGTGCTGTTGATATCATAGACTGGGTACTCAACGACTTTTCCAGTAATAGGAGATAGGAATTTGATTGAATATTTACACTGCCATGCAATGGCTTTTTCGTACATTTTGTTGTTGTCAGGAAGCGAATATACAAGCCATGTTTGACCTCTCGCCTTAATATACTGGCCACTCCTTAATGTACCAATTCTGCAAAGGAACTGTCTTAGTACGCTATTGTTATAGTTGTCTGCTGTTACACCTTGGATAATTGCGCGTGTCTTAACAGCAGTAGCAGACAGAGTTTTTTCATATACTTCAATGTCATCCGCCAACGGGGATTCTAAGATCTCTTCAAACCCACCCTGCGCAAATGCTGAAAATTCGTCTCCCTCAAAACCGCTATTGAACAAAGGCTGAGACATTAGATACCAAGATTCTGGCATTTGATCCCCTCCTTCAATCAAAACAGTTTCTCTTTAATTTATGAAGCATAACATTTACTCTGCTCAATTCACTATCTAACTCCTGCTTAGTCACGCGCTTTGTTCCGTCTGCTCCAGTTACCTGAATATCCTTCGCATATATACCGTTAAGCGCCATAACACGGCTCAGCTCTCTTTGAAGATAACTGACATACATCATCAAAGCCAAAATACGGATAGTAGGTCGATCAAGTTTATTGGAAAACGATTCGCTCTCACTGTCGTAATCAAGAGCAACATTCAATTCAAGTTCATAGTCTGCAAGTGCAGTTTCTAACCATTGTTTCTCCAAGCCTGGATCAATCCGATATTTTGTTAGAGGCATGGAGTGAAAGCTTGTCTCAATGTCCGTAAATGTGGTTGGCTGATCCATACCTCATCCTCCCTACTCAAATAGTGTTCGTATCAGCGAGTTCGTTAATTGCGGCCATTTTCCATGCCGCAACATCGTCGCCTCCACACTCCTTTGCAATCTGGACAATCATCTTCTTCTCAGCTGTTGTAGACACAAGCTCATTCAGACGGGCGTTAAACGCCTCCTTGCCACGAATAGCGAGTAGAGCCTTTACAGATTCCTCATTCAGTACAACTGCATCCTGGGTAGATTCTTCTCCGTACCCAAGCAGAGCCTTGCGCTGCTTATCATCTACAATAAACAGACGCGCATGGTCGCCCTGATTTGAAGTACCATCCCCTACAAACAGCGGGTTCCCCCTCTGAATCTGCATCTGTACCTCTGCTACATCCAGTTGAGAAAAGTTTTTTGCATTAGCTGGGATACGAATATCTCCAACACCATTTTCACGCTTAAAATAAAGCGCCCATCCACACAGATTGTTGATTGCAACCTTATCTGTCAATTCCATATTTTCAATTCGCTCCTTATAAAAGATTCGGGGAGGGGTTTCCTCCCCGTTTTAGATTATTTAACTAACTCCTATTAGAGAGTCGGAACCTCGAAGTTAGTATCAGACAGAAGACCAATCTGATCCTCCATGCCCTCAGCCACACCAGCGCCGATCTCCATATCAAAACGAGTCAGATGCTGACGGGTTACGATATCATCGCCAGTCATGGTGGTCAAGCCGCCACGACGGAAAATCTGGAGAGGTGCGATATTGCCCTGAGGAATGAAGAAGAGCAAGCCCTGAGGCATATAAAGCTCATAAGAGGTCTTGTCCTCATTCAACCGAGTAAAATCAAGAGCGTTTGGCAGCTCCACGATATTAGAACCATTGTAGAAGCTCAGCAGGCCAGTCTTGCGGATCTCATCAGCAACTGCATCTGCTCCGAAAGGAATAGTAGACGCGCCAAATGTCTTGTGGCCGGCAAAATCATTCAACTGGGAAACCACAGCATAGTCACCGCAAATGTTAGTCTTGCCATACCGACGCATTACCTTCAGCATGTCATCAACTGCGGTCTGAGTGATGCCGGAACTCTCTGCAAAGTGCTTCACGCCCTTTGCGTTCTTCAAAGCCTCATACAGCTTTGCGATTACATAGTACACAGCTTTATTCTGCATATCAGTCTGCACCTGAGCCATACCCTCAGCAACAGTTCCGTCAAAGTTACCGCTTTGCAGCTCACGATAATCTACAGCATAACCAGCAGAGATTGTCTGGGTGGCAATTGGGTACTCACGGAAGCTGTGGGTAGCGAAAGGCACATCACCGCTTGAAGCCTGGAAACGAGAATCAATGCTCTCGTACTTATAGGTCTTCATCATAGGTACGGTATCATAAGGCAAAGATCTGTATGTACCCATAAAGTTGAAGATCTTGATAGCCTCGATCAGTTTAGGCTCAATTGTAAAACGCTGAATAGCGTTTAGCTCAGAAACAGCCTGGTGATCGCCATCGATTGCACGGCCAGCAAGCTCCTTGATATAAGCAACGGCCTTATCTACTACTTTACCGTCAACAGTAGGACGATTGCCCTGTGACAAGGCAGAAAACACCTCAACGATTGGAGAGGTAGCCTTTACCTTAGAAGTGCCAACAGAGTCTTTCACATTGTTGACTGTGTTAAGCTCAAAAATCTTATCCATTATCTTCTATCCTCCTTTGCAAAATAAAATCCTTACTGAGCAACAATTTCAGCAAGGATACCGTCATCCATATAAGCGGTCTTAGCAATTACCTTAAAGGAAACTGCATAGTCAGTTGCGTCAGCAACTTTCTTCACAAGTCCAGATGTGGTGAATGCCAGAACATCTCCTGCGGCCAGATCCTCAGTCCCGCCGTCAATCTCAAAAGCAGCAAACTCAATCTCCAAACCGTTTACAGTTCTCAAATCGTCAGCGCGAACATACTCTCCAGCATTAACCACATATGTCTCTGGGCTGTTGTGAAGCTCAGGCTTATCATTGATGTTGGTTACGATATATACAATCCCCTTTGCAGCAGTATCGTCCTCTGCAAGAGAAGCAGTCTTGGCAACGCGATCAAGCACTACGCCCATACCAACTTTCATATCCACAGCAGCCTTGCAATATGGAATATTCTGCACATTCTTAAATGCACCAATAGTCTTGTATTTCATCTCTTTTACCCTCCTTAATTAGCCAAAGATGTCCACGTCACCGTCATCCTCAGGAGATGCTACTCCGCCAAAGATATCAGGTGCGTTATTCAACTCGGTTGTGCGTGTCTCCTTGTTCTTGCGAACCATCTCAACACAAATCTTGCTTGTGATGCTGTTAATCTCAACAGACATCGGATCTGCCTTAAACGCTTCAATTTCAGCTTTGGCAAGATCCTGCTCTTCCTGGCTAAACTCTGCCAGAGCAGAATTCAACTCAGCAATTTTCTTCTCCTTCTCCAGAGCAGTATTAGCGTCCTTCAAGCTATTAAGCTCTGCTGTCTGAGATTCAATTGTCTGATCCTTCTCAGCAACAGAAGCGCTAGCAGCGGCCAGTTTCTCATTCAGCTCGGAGATCTCTGCGTCTTTTGCGGCTACAGAATCATTAAGCTCAGCAATTTTCTTCTCATACTCGCCACTTTTATTATTAAGCTCGTTAATGGTCTGAGTTACAGAAGACTTGATAAGCTCAACAGCCTGACTCATCATCTTCTCGTCCATACCTGTTTCCTCCTTAATTTCTTGGGTTTTATTATTTAACTCCATGACGATTGCTGTATCATCTGCCGGTCTGATACCAAGAATGGCATATCCACTGTAATCATAGATTTCAGGGATTCTTCCTTTCTCCTTGTAACCGCCATCGTAAATAATACGATTTTCATTTTCCGGCCTGCCCACAATTTCAACAGACCCCTTAACTGTCCCATGCTCCATTTTATCTTTAAGCCATGCGACAAACTTTGGGTATCGCATCTCGTCGATATATCCATCTGCAATTAAGACTCTTTTTGTTTCGCCATCAATTTCAATATCGTCGATATACCCGCGCTCAAAATGTCCTACAACAGTTGCATCTTCCATATACGGCATATCTGAAATTTCTGTAAGGCCGTGACCATATGGCAGTGTTCTGTCTTCGCTAATGAATTCAACACACAGAGACATATTTGAAACAGAGTCAATTGTCTGCTGAGTATATTTCTCATCCCAGGAAATTCCGTTCTCCTGCCACTCATTATGGTTAGAGAAAATTTCGTGAAGAACTACCTTAATTTTTCTCCTTCCCGTGATTTGACGTTCATTTGAGAGTTCAAAAATCTGTCCGGTTGGAATACCTTTTTGCATTTTCTCACCCCCTTATCCTGTTGACGGCTTAGGCATATTATTACCACCGTTTGTTTTTTCCTGAACAGCAGCTGGGTCGTTGCTGTTTGTTGGTGGCCTGCCGCCTTTATTGTGATCCTCAAATTCTGGATCATCTTTACCAGTCACAGTGAAGGAAGTTCTATGAACAGGATATTTGTTCTCAAAGTCCTCATCCAACTCATAATCCATCAACGCAACATAGGTATCTGGGTTAATTCCTGTGGAAGCAATCCAAGCGTACAAACTGCCCTTTCCTCTTGCGTAGAGATCTGACATATATCCAACCATTTGATCACGGTTTACCATCGTGATAGGCAAAATATAAAATTCCACTCTACAACTTGGATCTTTAATAATATTCTTGTTGATGCACTTATTAAGTTCATCGACAATATCTTCAATCCAAGAATACACATTTGCCGCAACAAGTTCCAAATTCAAAGTCGCGGTTGAGTAGTTTCCTGTGCTACTGCCGTCAAGAGCGCTTGCACTAACACTGATATCTTTGTTCACAGAATCAACAATAGAGTTCTCGTTCTTTTCATCCAGCAAGGACACATCCAAAGATATCTTGTCAAGCTTTGTCCCGCTTGCCAAAGAGAAGAATGATGTGCTACTCCCACTTCTGCTCTTACTTGCCAAAGCGTTTTTAATTAGGTCATGTTGTTGCCGTTGTTGTTTCTCATTCAGAGCAGATGTTCCTTTATCCTTTCCCTCAGGGAATGTCTCATATACAATTTGATTGTTTACAGAATCAAGTACATTCCTCTTGGTATCAATAAAATATTGAGCATAGCTAATATCATCAAGAGCTGCAATAGAAAACGGGATGCCATATGGATCAGAGATTTCACTTTTGATTTTTGTTACAATGGTTTTTGTATTGTCAAGTACAAGCCATGACCCATCAAACTCTCCATTATTTTTCTTCATCCATCCCTCTTGGATCTCTTTTGGGAACCCGGCAAGTTTCTTCTTTCTTGCATCATCAGTGAAATAGTCAAAGTACCGCAAGTCAAAAGCAACAACATAGCTATTGTTTTTACGGCCAATGATTCTTACATAGTCAACTGGAAGAGGGATTACCATTGCATTGATTCCAAGAGTATTGATTTCAGTGATATTCTGGATCTCATAATCCGTAAGCGCCATTCTATAATCAGGTGTGGTTGCAGCTGTCTCAAAATAAGCTACATACATCCCGTCGTTGGCATTCTTAAAGATCCCATCACGGATAATCTGCTTATATCGAATTGTGTTTAGAGTGCTTTCCATTTTGATTTTGTTTGCACGATAATTCCTCGGCTTTTGTCCATTAGGCCGGCGAGATTTTGAAACAATGACACCATCTAATGTGTGCATCGATTTCATATAATCAATAGCGCCGGACACAACGCCGTTTGTCCTATAAGCCCACTTTGCCATTTTTCGTAGTTCCGCTATATGGCTCATAGGATTTTTTGTGAAAGCGCGAATTTCCTGAATTGTATATGGAGACTCGCTCGACCCACAAAGCATATTGATATATGCGCTTTCCAAGCTCGTGTTAAACTCATGGATATGATCATCCTGTGTCACAGCAGAATTTACCTCACTGACATTATTCCGCTTCCAAAATTGATACCATTTCTTTTCGCTCTGCAACTTCATCACCCCCTTCAGTTAAATAGTGGTACATAATCGTACTCTGCTGTATCAGACAGCAAATCATGCTCAAGCATTTGAGCAAAATAATTACCGTAAGAAACAGATGTGTATCTGTCCTTACGGTCACTGTTGTTCATTATTTTAATTAGACCTGTTTGATCTCCGCGCTCATACTCAAGATTGATCATCTCATTGATAAGAGCAACCGTTTCAATATATGGTCGTTCAAAGAATAGCTGCGTGTCTACATCAGCTGAAGCATACTCTGGAATAAAGTTTGCGATTTCATCAACAGCCTCTGTATTACTGATTAACAGATCAATCATGCCGGAGTTGAGCGCATTTCTCATCGACTCTGCAATATTGCTGTTTGTCTCAAGCTGGGCTTTGATAATATAAACATTCTCTTCTGCCCCTGCAATCTGGATTCTGTTCGCAACCTTATCGTCGTTCATACACTTCCATGGTTTGTATTCAACATTGCGCTCTTCATCAAATAAAACCTTGGCAAGCATATCATAAACTGAGATACCAGCATTTCTTCCGTCCAATACGCAATAATCCGCATTGAAGTCTGTGTATAGCTGCTTAATTCTAATAGCCTGTTTTGTAGTTTCTCCACCATGAACAGATTCCATATAGACCACCTGCCGGCGATATCCCCTCTTGATAGTGATATGCTCACCAGCAGTATCCATGACCTTATGCTCTTGGCTCTCAGGCAACAGACGAATACAGGAGAAGATTGAGTTATCGGTGTCGTTTCCACCTTCCATAGCAATATCACAAGATAGGATTCTGATCTCCCCTACTTGCTTTGGAATCCCATATTTATTCTTCTGCCGCAAAAGCGCTTCGTCATTTCTGCGAGGATAAAATGCCCTTTTCAGCCGTCTGTTCCTATTGAGCTGATCATAGTTAAAGAAAGACCTTGCGTTCTCTGCGATCATCTGGTTTTCATACTCGATAGCCCAAGACATTGGATCAAGCTTTTTGCGTTCTTTAATCAAGAAGTTTCTGGTCTTGATATTATGTTTGAGTGCAATGCTGTAGTCCATAGCGATGACACATGAAGTACCACCAGACAATATATCTTTTGTAAAGGTCTTTATCAAGTTCCACATCCAATGGTTCTGATACCATGCGGAGCTGATATAAACCTCTTTTGGCTCTTCCTGCATTCCGGCATATTCTTCTTGCTTTAAGTAATCCGTCTGCCGAACATATAGGAACGGAGACAAAACGCTGTCAATAATGTTCTTGGCAATCATACGGAACTCTTCATAAATCATAACCGTAGCACGATAGCCACGAGCATTTTCATTCGCCGCTACGACAACAATAGAACTTCCGTTCTTAAAGACAACTTCAATTTCGTTCTGGTTGTCCTTAAAACTGTCTATTTCGTCAGCAAGAAGCGGAGATTTTGGCAATAGCTCCTTTTTTATCTTTTCTGACACAATCAACCGCGCCTGCTTTTTTGTCGCTGAGGCCACAACGATTCTTGCCCCAGGCCGCAAAATGGCCTCTTTGCAGGCAAACACAGCAATTAGGAATGACTTTGCTGCGGATCGAGCTGCGACAATACAGAAGCTTGGGAAATACTCCATCAGATATAGGATTATATGCTGATATAAATGAAGAGCAATCCCAAAATAGTGCTCTACAAATCTTGATGGATTTCTTCTATAATATGTAATCCACATCAAAAGTCTTTGTACATTTTCTGACTTGTGCAAATAGTGGCTTGGAGGAAAGTGTTCATGCAGCTGCTTTTGCTTTTCATCCATTAAAGCATCGAAGTTCATGATCATTCCTCCTGCGTCAGCTTGAATTCCTTATCAAGATCCTTAGACCCTGTTAATAAGTTCTTCAAAGGCCGGAAGATAAACCGCGAAGCATAGCTGCCAATGTCATCAGCGTCTTTGAACAGTTTTTTATCTTTATAAAATTCTGCCGGCGTATACTTCTCAATATCGCTGACCCACATTCCAAGCGGTTTTAACTGTACAGACTCTTCTTTCTTCTGACGGCGATCCTCCAGCTCCGTCGTAGCAGCGTTGATATAGTCCTTATAGGTCTTTGCCAGTGCTCCGATTCCCGAATCACCACTCTGCACAGATTTTTGCAGTTGAAGTTTTAGATAGCACAAACTCTTATAAAGCTCGTCCTGTCTCTTATCCTCAGGAATACCATACTTCTTTACCCAATCGTCGTACTCATACTGCAATGTCTCATAATCCTGATCACTAAAGCCAAGTCCAAACAACTGAATTGTTTCAATCGGAGTCGTAATCTTTGGATTATCCTTTACGGCCTGTATCGTTTCTGCATTCTCAACCTTATTCGCTCTTCGATATAAAATCGTATCTGCATAGGATGCTCCTTTGGTTTGCGCAAGATTGAGCTTTGAAAAGTATTGGCTTACCTTACTTCTATTGGGAGACGGGTGTTTCTTTGCATTCGCCCACGCTACCTCATCAAAGCAAGTGTTGATAGTAGCGCATAGAAGCTCCATAGCCTTATCCTGGTCTCCGTCAAACACATCATCACGGTAATATTCAAAAGATTTATCTAAACACCTACGGCAGATCGTAAGATACCCGCCATTCTTTGCATAATAAGGAGACGGAGTAACATTAAAATTGTCTTTCTGTCTCATGTATCCCTTGCCACATGCCGTACAATGATAAGGATATTTATCTTCGTTCTCAAAGGACATACGCTCTGGCCGTTGTGTTTTTGCTGCGGCTCCTTTTTTCAAATCATTTGCCACTCCACTTCCTCCTTTCGGCAAAAATAAAAAGACACATGATAATTCATGTGCCGAAGATTGGTGCGCCTGAAGAGTCTCGAACTCCCGACCCACGCCTTAAAAGGGCGCTGCTCTACCAGCTGAGCTACAGGCGCTTATTAAATTGCCCGGTTTGCACGGTGTCCCCACTTATTTTACGCCCGTTGGTAACTCCCTTTAGGCACAAGACATGATCGCATTGCATCGATTTTATGTATCCAGTTAAATTTGCTGCCCATGTCCTTATTATGGTGGAACGAGATGGTAACGATCCATCATCCTGCGGTTTTTCAGACCGCCGCTCAGACCTCATAAGCTATCGTTCCATATGGCGGCGCAGGTAGGATTTGAACCCACGGTGCGTTCATCACGCACGACGGTTTTCAAGACCGCTGCCATAAACCAGACTCGGCCACTGCGCCATATTTGGTGAGTGAGGATGGATTTGAACCATCGAACTGTTGTCAACAGATCTCTTTTACGAAGTAGGGCGACACTCCTACTCTGCCGGCGAGATTCCTTTGCCTACTTGGATACTACACTCAAATTTGGTAGGAGAGGTGGGAGTCGAACCCACTCAGCTCGAAAGCAACGGTTTTACAGACCGCCCCAGCTCTCCGACTCTGGCGCTCTCCTATATATTTATGGTGCCGGCAGTAGTAATCGAACCCACAACATGCCGCTTATCTGGCGCTACGGAGTATAAACCCGCTGCTCTACCCAGTTGAGCTATACCGGCAAAGATAAAAGAAACAAGACACATAAGAAAGAAAGGGAGGTAGAAAGAAAGGAGATGGTCTAAAAGAAACTTACATTTTAATTGCTGTTTGTGTCTTTACTTTGGCAAGAACTGAAGGACTCGAACCCTCACCAACGGTTTTGGAGACCGACATGCTACCAATTACACTAAGTTCTTATATGGCGACTCCAGCGGGGATTGAACCCGCGACCTCCGGCGTGACAGGCCGGCGCGATAACCATCTTCGCCATGGAGCCATAATGGTGCCGTCAATGGGACTTGAACCCATACGAGATTGCTCCCACCAGCCCCTCAAGCTGGCGTGTCTGCCATTCCACCATAACGGCATTGGTGATGCGTCCGGGGCTTGAACCCGGAAACTCCACCTTGAAAGGGTGGCGACTCTACCAATTCGTCCAACGCACCAAGTTATTTGTCCCAAGGAATCAACTCGTACAGATCATACGGAGAATTTGCGGTGGCAACCTTTTCAAAACCACCAGCAACAATCTTCCAAAGCGTATGCTTTTTCTTCTCAGTGTTTTGACTGATTTGAAATTCCATACCACTCTCTGTTGTACAGTGAACCCCAAGTCCATTTTCAGTTACTGGAATCTTTCTAACAACTTTTTGTTTACTGGTTTGATTTTCTGTCAATGCTTTCCTTGGCACAGTAATTCTCCTTTGGTGATGCCAGTGGGGATCGAACCCACAACCTCCAGCTTGAGAGGCTGGTGACTTAGCCAGTTCGTCGATGGCACCAAATAATTTTTATGGCTGGGGTAGCTGGACTCGAACCAGCGAATGCGGGAGTCAAAGTCCCGTGCCTTACCACTTGGCTACACCCCAATATTTCTTTTTGCGTGTTGCATTCTGAATTAAAATGTGGTATAAATGTAATAACCAAATTGATTGGAGGCAATGTATTATGGCAGAAGAAAAAGCAAAACGCGCTCGTCGTACAGTCGAAGATCGTATCGCAGAAATCGACGCTAAGATCGCAGCTCTTGAGGCAAAGAAACAAGAACTGCTTCGTCCCGCCAAAATGAAAAAGATTATCGAAGAAGCTTCCGCCAGCATGACTCCAGAAGAAATGGCCGAAAAACTTGGCGTTAAGCTTTAACCCTTTCGCCCCGCCGCAAGGCGGGGTTTTATTTTTACCGTGCCTGTACTCCCGATTCTCCAAACAGGATCTCTCGATGACCAGGCCATACTATCCAGCCCTTTATGGCAGAAACAAACGAGCGTAGTTATTTTATTGATCGTACTTTTACTACCACACGGATGGTACGCCAGAGAGGAATCGAACCCCCAGCCTTAGGATTAGAAGTCCTATGCTCTATCCAGTTGAGCTACTGGCGCATATTGGTGCTGGCGGTGGGACTTGAACCCACACGGTATCGCTACCAACGGATTTTGAATCCGTCGCGTCTGCCATTCCACCACGCCAGCTTATTATACAGAGCGCCTTGTTTGGTTTAATCAGTTAAAAGTTGATTCCATAAATAAAGTTGCTGTATGCGCTCTTATTGGTGCGGGTAACAGGGGTCGAACCTGCACGGGAATAACCCACCAGATCCTAAATCTGGCGCGTCTGCCAATTCCGCCATACCCGCATATTAAAATGGAGTAGATAGCGGGATTTGAACCCGCACCCTCGGTTTGGAAGACCGATATGCTAACCGTTGAACACTATACCTACATATGGTGCTCCGTACAGGGATCGAACCTGTGGCCTCCTGCTTGTAAGGCAGGCGCTCTAACCAGCTGAGCTAACCGAGCATACTGACCGATTCAAGGCATCGGCCATGCCTCCAACTCTGCGCTGTTGGGGCGCGTCCAGCTTTACTCCAAAGCCGGCAAAAGTCATGCTGCCAAATACATGGTTTCAATTTCCTATTCGGTTTACAGTCTCCGCTCTGTTCGTAGGACGGGCATGGTTGCGGGGGCAGGACTCGAACCTGCGATTTTCAGCTCATGGGGCTGACGAGATAGCCGCTTCTCTACCCCGCAATATATCTTTGGTAGTTCAGAAAACATTGTTCGCCAAGACACATTTCACATTATAAACCCAAATTATATGTAATAAGATTGCTGTAAGTGTCCTTCCACGAACTTCGTGTAAAAGCTCTCTACCTATGCTTTTATTCTGGCTGGAACGGACGGACTCGAACCGCCAACCCTCCGGTTAACAGCCGGATGCTCTACCAATTGAGCTACGAACCAATATCACACCGCGAGACGCATCATTCAAAAAATCTAAGCTTTCACTTATTGAAGATAAATCCAAATCATCTTTTGTATTTATTTAATTGAGTATATTGCTGTAAGCGTCTCAACTTCCAAGGCACATCTTATCTTCTTAAAAATGGCAAGAATACAAGGATTGTTGCTGTTAGTGCCTTAAATGGTCTGAGTGGTGGGACTCGAACCCACAGCCTCGTGACCCCAAATCACGCCGTCTACCAATTGGCGTACACCCAGATATATGGTGGAGCAGGCGGGAATCGAACCCGCGTCCGAAATTCCTACATGAGCAAAACATTCTTACGCAATAGCCGGCTTTTAAGCGTTTGCTTGTCGGCGGGTGCCACGATGTCGGCATATCTTACCCAGGGCGCACCGGATCGGTATCGCCTCCACCACCTTGTTTGTGTAAGGGGAACAAGGGAACCAAACGACCTCTTCTTTTATCCTCAAGCGCTTACCAGGCCAAGTGCGCTGTTTTGGATGCTCAAATTAGTTCAAGCAGCAACCCGATTTGCCACGAAAGCGGCAAAAGCTGGGTGAATCATTACAACAGTATCGTCGTTTAATTTTGTTTTGATCCTTCAGGCGGTATCATTCCTGCGTGTTTTGCACTCTCAAAACCCCGTCGAACCCATTACTGCCCCATATTAAATTGTGGTCGAGACAGAAAGAATTGAACTTTCGACCTCACGATTATCAGTCGTGCGCTCTAACCACCTGAGCTATGTCTCGAAATTACTGTGCGTCCGAAGAACCTCGTCCATGGCCGATAGGTTTTTGACAGGGATAGCAGTCAAGTAATGAGCTGAACCGCACAAGCGTCAACATAACCAACACAGATTACTGGTGGAACTGATGGGAGTTGAACCCACGACCCCCTGCTTGCAAGGCAGGTGCTCTCCCAACTGAGCTACAGCCCCATATTGCTCCGCCCCTTTCGAGGCGGAAGCAGATTAGATAAAAGATTAGCAACTAAAGCCGGGCAGCAACGCTAACGAACAGTACGCACTGTTACGGTCGGCCGAGCCACCCGTGTCCACAAAACAGAAAAGGTTGGAATAGCTGTAACGGGCGGAGCGGAGCCACTGACACACACGATCTCCATTTTCATCAAGTGCAAAGTATGGCACATCCTCCTGACGATAATACTCATACCAGTGTCCCTCTCCTGGAGCAGAGTAAATACAGCGGCCAAACAGTTCCTTTTCACTCTTCAGCCACAGCTTACAGATACTCTTGATAATATCCTTACTGCAACTGCCAGCGCTGGTCAGCTTGATAACGGGCTTGATAATAGCCTGTAGCTCATCAGAGCAAAGAGACAACAGCTCTCCGTCCATCCGCTTTCTTGCCTTGCACTGATCCCAGCCGCCGGCGTTTGTGGCCTCGTCATTCATAGACCACTCATCTTTGTAAGCCCTAACCATATCCCACGAAATCGGTGCCTTGCCGCTTCCGTCGGCCAGATCATCATGGTCAAATCCAATGATTTTCCATTCAGCATCATAGCCATTCTTCATATGGTCTTTCTTTGTGGCACCAAGCGCAAAGGTCTCACGAGCCTTTCCCGCAGCGCCAATTGCCTCAATCTCACTCCATGTAAGATGATTAAGATCCTTCAGCGGGTACACCATTGGAACTGGGACAATCGGCCTACTGTTCACCATAGGCACTCCACAATTGGCACAGTCAAAGTCGAGAACAATCACGCCATCCTTGCATGATACATCGATAGCCTTAAACATACCAATGTCTTTCTCTCTGATGCTGATCTTCATAGAACTGCTCTCCCTTAAAATAGATTAACTAATTCCTTGAAAAAATCAATAGCTCAATCATACCTATCACTGGGTCTTCACCCTACCTCCATTGTCTTCTTACAATTTTCTGCCACCAGGAAGATAAGTCTGAGCTTCGGGGAGCGACCCCTAACTTCTTACCCCAGTATCGCAACAGGATAAGCCATGCTGCGTACATAAACCTGTGCGGGAATGCTTACCCGCAAATTTCACCGTTCTTTCAGAAATTTTCTTTTACAAAATCCATATTTGATATAGAAAAGATCATCTTCAAACCCGTCATACGGCTACTTTAACCGGCGACTTTCGTTATAGCAGAATTTCTTCTGCATCAAGACGGAGCGTATTGTTGGCCTACCTCTGTCATTATGGTTGCCACACCATAACCCCTTAGGCTTATTCTCCCACTGGGAGCGTCTATTGCTACGCCCGAAAGTTCCGTGCATTTTGCAGCGACAACTCTTGGCAACACACATTTTTGTTGGTGGTTTCCGCCTCCCTACGGTATATCACTATACCATAGCCGCCCAATCGAATAGGTATCCCTATTCAACCAAACGGAAATTACTGTGCGTCTCAGAGCGCTGACACGCTTTATTCACTGAGTTAATAATAAGCATGATTCAGATATTGATTTATCAAGGTTCATTCATTGTGGAGCTGGCGGACGGACTTGAACCCCCGACCTGCTGATTACAAATCAGCTGCTCTACCAACTGAGCTACGCCAGCAGATTGAGATTGATTAGCTATCTCCTGTTGACATGTATTACTATACCAGACAGAAACGCATTTGTCAATAGGAATTAGCAAAATTATTTTATTTTTTTGGTGGCTGAGATTGGAGTCGAACCAATGTCTCCTGCTTATGAGGCAGGCAAGAATACCACCTTCTCTACTCAGCCATATAGTATCGGGGGATATAGCTCCCCCGATTTTATGGTTTCTCTCTAACAGCGCGGATCAGCTCATCACCAGGCCGAAAGACTACATTCTTAAAGTTATCTACAGTAATCTTCTCCTTTGTACCTGGATGAACAGATGGATGCCCCTTGAAAGTCTTTGGCTCAAAAGTACCAAATCCTCTAATAGACACCTTATCACCGTCTACAAGCCGCTCTGCGATCTCTGCAAAAATATCATCAATCGCATTTTTAATTGCATATTTCTTGTACGACTTTTTCTCCGCAAGCGCGTTAATCAAATCAGTTTTGTTAATGTTCAAGCTGCGATATCGCTCCTTTGAGGACGATATATACTGGTATCAAAATCGATATCGTAATAAGCCTTAATCCCTGTATATGTACAGACGCATACTAACTGTTGTTGCGATCCGTAGATCCTTTTCCCAACGCAATAGTCATCCATACCAAGAAAACTGCCAGCCATTACGGTCTTTACGCCCTGGACATTATCAATCTTGTTGTGATGAAGATGCCCAGACAAAATAGCATAAACTGGTCTCTGCGCCATGGTTTGTAGCGACTGCACCTTACTTGCAGAGCCATCATAATCGCCATGTACGCCGAGATAATCTTTTCCTCGAATATTTACCAGATACATCGTATCGTCAATTTTCTCATAATTATCAAAGGCAATGTTCTTGAAATTCTGCAACCTTGCCTTTAGATACCACTCTACCAAGTCATCAAGCCTCTCATGCGGAGACGCAAGATCTTTCTCTTCCAGCCTTGAGTGATTCCCAGCAACAGAAGAGAAATAGATATTTTTGAAGTGTGGGCTTAATTCAGATAAAAATTCGGAAATCAACTCTGAGACTCCCACAATTTGCTCAATTACATTCTCTCTGTTTGAAACAGCAATAGACTTGTGAATATTACCGCTTATTAAATCGCCATTAGCCCACACATAGCAATTCTCAACGCCATGTAGGTCTGCAATGTCGATAATCTCTTTAAGATAGTCTTGCAGCATCATTCGACACACATCGGAATTGTAGTAGTTCCAATAGTTGTCTACATACGCCCCAAAGTGAACATCATTTAAGCTGACAAGCAAATCCTGCTCCGCAGGCTGAATTTGAGTTGGAGTATATGTAAGCGGTGGCAAAACGCCGTTTTCAATTGCTCGTTCAAGAATTTCCTGGTTCTCATCATGTCGTGCCATATTCCGCACTACCTTGTTGAGTGCTGTTCTTTGATCGAAAAATCTTTGGCGTTCTTTTTGGAACTCAAGCATCTTCTGATCCAGCTCTCCAAGATATGACTCTTCGCCGGAATCCCTTGCGTACTTCTCCTTAAAATACTTCATAACACGATAGCCACAGTAAGGAGTAACATTCGCTGCTTTTCTCAGACTATCGTAATGGATATCAAGGCCAAGTAGATCAACAATATCTGACCACTCCAAATCAGGAGGGTTTTGCTCGATCTTTGTCTCAATTAGTCTTAGACCATATTCATATGAATCTTCATTCTCCAGCTGGTTATACTTTGGATTCAAACATCATCCCTCCCATCAGGTGGTAAAGGGACTTTTCTCTCTATGGTAAGAGCAATTCCGACCACACCATCCCACCTTTTCAATAAACTCATCAGGTCGTAGCACCGGGTTTCACTATCGGTAAACTCGGTGATAGTAAGATCCTTCATGTCTATTACAGCGTTTTCAAAACGCTCTCTGCGCTCAAAATCTGCCATGTTTAACCCTGGCGCTCCAAACGCTTTCTGCGGATAGATCTCTCTTTATCAATCCTTGCTACAATTTCCGCAGCGGCATAATTTGTACTTGCAATCGCCCTCATCATACCTTCGTGCTCTGTCGCATAGTAGTGGTGCCGCTTTGAATCCTGAACCATCGTCCGTGTTACCTTGTACTCTGGGTAAAGCTCCCGGAGCAACTTTGCCTCTTCCTTCGTTACTGGAATCATAAAGTATATCAATCCTTTTCATAAAAATGTCCCAGGCCGTGAGTGATCCCACGGCCATATGGACAGGAGACACCGAATAACTTAATAAATACGGTTTTCTTCCCTTAAAGGTATTTATCGGTTTGGCAAAGATATCACCGTTGATAAACGGCTAAATTGAGTGTAAAATAAGTTTTTATTGTCGCGTTTGACAGCAATAACAGGCGTTGTTCAACGAGTGTTTAATACAATATTACTTTGAAAAACATAGCGTTACATTTGGTGCCTTATTCGATACTCCTTAACTCTTCTTTTTGTATTCTCTCTGGTCTTTTTCAATTGACATTCATCACAGCGAACCTTTTTCATGTTCCTTGCATCAATCTCAAAAGGCTTTCCGCAGTCAACGCAATGTAAAATTTTATTACCAACACGACGATAGCTTGCACATTTGTCACACAATTTCTGTTGTGGGACGCTTGGGGCAAATCTCTCTCCGCACTTCCTACACTGGATAGAACCGGCTGGCAAATTTTTCTGCAAGTTAGATAGAACTATGTCCCCAAAGCACATCCAAAATATGTTCTTCCTTTTACTCTGTCTCATATGGAACAGATATTTCACAAGGATGTCGCAGCACTCTACACGATCAGTTTTGAGTCCGTTAAATCTTTCCAAAATCGAGTCCCTAATATATGAGTAGTTTACGCTATCATCATAGAAGTTAATAGAATAACGATATTGCTTCTCTACCTCGTTATAAAGGTCTATCACTTCCTGTTTGATATCCACTTCCATTTTAGGGTTGCTCAACATGTACTGATAATGAAACACGCCTATGTTTTTCGCAGAAAAAGACATTCTCTTATTAGGAACAATCTTATCGAGCCTGTTTACAACGCTCCCATTTTTCTTTTGCACCTGATGTGCTGTCTTCCCTTTTGCGTATATAAAGAAATGCGGTGCTTTCATGCCGGTTATCTGAGAAAGCTTTGCATTGATATGATCTGGCCTCGTTGGTTTATAGAGGGTTTTTGCGTAATCAATGCAGAAATTATTCTCCATGCAGAGTATCTTGATCGCATCAATATCAACATCTTCACTGTTCCAGATCTTCGTGATATCGTTACTAATCACTCCAATATTGCCACCAGTCCAGGCCGCTCTTAATCCATGGAAGATCTCTTCCGGCGTTACAATGACCGCGCCGGCTTTTGCCATTTCATAGTACAGCGGAACAATATCTTTCATATTTCGCTCTGCGATTTCAATAATAAGCGGGTCTGCGCACACAAGACTTTTATCTCCATCGCAATCGAACTGCAAAATCTTTGAAATAAGATCGTGGCAGCTCGTATAAATTGCGTTAGGAGCAAACCACTTTTTTGTTTCGGCATTCACCACATTATTTCTCACAGCATGTTCGCGGTATAAATGAGGGGAGCGCAAACAATCGAGCTTCCCATACGCACGATACAAAAAGCTTGACACCTCACCATCCTTTAACAAACCGCATGGGTCTTTATCGCCCAAAAAAAGCCATTGACAAAAGGCATATAAATCTGGAATCAAGAACATGTATTTGGCGGATAAGTCAAGCTTGGCCGACTTTCCCTCTTTTACAAGGTTCTTTTTTATTTGCCGCAGCATTTCTTTGGTATATGGATCTGAAAGCAGTTCAGGATAGATAGAAAGACATTCCTGAAAAGCATTTTTATTCTTATACTGTGATGACGCTCCAAATACTTCAAGCATGGTCTCCCGATCAGACGCAACCTTTTGAATTTTCTCTACGGATCGATTTGCAAGCCGCTCAATTTCATCCTCTGAAATATCAGTGAGCGTCTGTAGCATCTGATAATTCAGTTTAGCGTCCGGTAAAAAAGATTCCTCTTCATTGCATTTGCCAGCAGTACAACCATACTTTTGGTACATAGCAATGTACTCTTCCCAGCTGGAATAGTATTTGTACATCTTGAACTGGCTCTTGGTGAAAATAACTTGGATATCTTCCTTCAGCACGTCATGCTCTACACCATATATGTCCTTCACAATCCCATGCTGTACACTCGGATCTCGTTTGTCAGCTTCTCGGATAAATCGGTCAAAAGGAAATACTGCCAATAACCCCTTCACCCAAGGCAGACGAACCATTGTGTTTTTGGCGTTGCACGACGGAAGAACCATCCCGCAGCCATCAGTATGAGTGATTGGGATATCCATTACCTTTCTTTCCGTGGTATATGTCCTATGGTCAATAAAATCAACCGTACCACGAACCATCGTCTCCATGTCATCAACAACAATTGACTTAGTAATGTCAAACTCTTCCCACGGATCTGTTGCGCTGTTACAGAGCGCAAGATAGGCGAGGTATTTATTGATATTGATTCCGCCGCACTCGTTAATGGAATCGACTGTTAATCCACACATGAGCGTTTTCTGGTTTTCTTTCCACACTCGCTCCTTAATAAATACGGTCTTTTTTGTTCTGATCTGGCCAGCGGACGCGGTAAAGCAAACATACCTCTCTCCGTTATAGACATACCCATTCAGAATCAGATCTTCTATAACATCGAAATAATAAGTACGAATCACCATAAAGTCATCATACAGATTACCAGTCTTCATTCCCAGCGTCCGTGTCAACATGGACTCAAATACCGAAATCACATTTTTATCAACGACATACTCGCCGCGTAGCTCTCTGGTTGCCCTGTGTGTTTGCAGCAACTTGAGTAATTCGCCTTTCAAGAGCTTAATGCTGCTGTTGTGATTCTTGATTTCCTTATTGATTTGACGAATCCTATCTTTGTCACCTATATCAATAGGCTCGTCTTTTTTTACTCTATATAGCTGACGGTACTTAGCTTGTGCTTTTTCGAGAGATAGGCCATTATAATAATACTCCGACAAGATATCCTTTTCTGCTTTCAGCCTATTCTTCGACAGGCAGTGGTTGTTAATCGAAGTCTCAAGCTGTTTCTCTTCGTCTGTATAAAAAGCGCTTGTATCAAAGCTATAAATATGAATTTGCTTATCGAGGCTTATACCTATCTCCCCCTGTTCATCAAACCTTAATTAAGTCTCCGCTCCAAAATAGCCATCCAGCAGGATCTTCCTTTAGTGCAAAAAGATTGCCGTACTTCCCAACGCCGTTATCCATAACGGCTGTAAACACATCGTCCTGATGGGATTCAACAAATTCCTTGTACAAGCCAGATAGCCGATCATAGTCAGGATGGTTCTTGATAGACGATATATTTATCCTGACCTTATCTCCGTCCTTTATCAGTTCGGTTGATTTCTTGACTTTTTGTAAGCCGACAAATACATCAACCATGTGTCCATCTATGCCACGGCTTTCAGCCTTTCTTTTCATCGCTCTTTTCTGCTCTCTGTTCATCACATCACCGCATTCTCACTCTTTACTGCAAGATACTCACTGAGAAGAGAAAGAATTTCCTCAAGGAACTCTCTCCAATACGCCTCGATCTGGATAGATGACTTATGCGACTCATAGTAGGAGACAGCATTCCCGCCCATGACATAAGACACGGCCTGCCAATCACATACCATTTCAAGATATGCACAAATTTTATTGTCCACGCTGTACGAAGAAATAAAGTCCCCGTCCTCATCTACCCAATATTGCCAGTGGTGGTCGTTTCGTCTGTAATGGGTTCTCCAAGCTCTATCAAATGCGGCTGGATCAACATCCTCACCATCAACAGGATAAAAATGCTGTCGATACGGGACAAATTCTTCCTCTGAAAATTTACTGTCATCATGGTTCTTGATGCGCCAGCTCATCTCGTCGAGAATAGCCGGCCTCTGGAGCAGCGAGATCCCGATTGTAGCATTTCGGATCTCATCCCATGCCTTTTGGATGTTCTTTTTGTGCTCAGAGATATAATCCATATATTCGCTTGTCTTTTGTAAAAGGTCTGTCTTACTCACCATTGATCTAATCACTTCCTAAACATTTCTCTTATCTTACGGACACAGCAAAATAGCTTTGCTGAGGCCAAATTGATTTCGTCAATCGTTGTTGTGTGCCCAAACGAGATGCGCACCGTAGACCTTGCCTTATCATCCGTAAACCCACATGCAGTAAGTACATGGCTTGGAGATTTTGACCCAGAGGAACACGCCGACGCAGCCGATATACAAAGCCTGTCTGCATCGCACATCCTTAGAAGGAGTTCCGATTCAACGCCAGGAAAATATAGGCTTAAAATATTCCCAACCCTATTTTGATTTTCAAAATTCACTTGGAAATCGCATCCGTAGGTGCGCAAATGCTTGATAAACATTTTCGACATCAACTCGTACTGCGTTATCTCTTCTCTCATACAGCCCATCAATATGTGTGCGGCAGCTCCAAGCCCAACTATCCCCGCAACATTCTCTGTCCCAGGCCGAAACCCAAACTCCTGTCCTCCGCCATATGAAATAGGAGAAATAATATCTCTTACCCTCTTCGATATGTACAAAGCCCCTATCCCATCTGGAGCGCCAAATTTGTGGCCGCTTAACGATAGCAGATCAATACCGACATCTGAAACATTGATTTCCATATGACCAATTGCTTGAACTGCGTCCGTATGGAAAATAGCACCATACTTTCTGCAAAGATCTGCAATCTCATTGATTGGCTGCTTAACGCCAGTTTCATTATTAACTGCCATAATACTGACCAGGCCAACATCAAACCTATTAAGGCGATCCTCAATCCAGCCAAGATCAACAACTCCATTTGAGCAAACCGGCGCTTTTTGAATGGGCAAATCTATATGCGGAATCTGATTCAAAATTGCGTGGTGCTCCATTTCACTGGTAAGGATTACTCTTTTCCCAGACTGGATAAGGAACGGAGCCATCCCAGACAGAGCCATGTTATCGGACTCCGTTCCTCCAGAAGTAAATATAATATCGTTTGCGTGTTCTGCTCCAATCAATTCAGAGACATAAGCTCTCGCCTGATTGATTGCAGCTCTGGCTTGCTTACCAGCACTATGTAATGAGCTTGCATTCCCCGTATTACAGCTAAGCCACGGCAACATACATTTCAATGCTTCTTTTCTCACTGGTGTTGTTGCTGCATGATCAAAATAAATCATATATCCTACCTGCCCGAAAATTATGATTGCTGTTCCATTACAAGAAATTGATACTCTTCTAAATTTTCTTTCAAAATGTCAGCATAGTATTCCTCATCTAAGCTGTCATCCATCGGCGTAAACTCGTCGCAAATCTCTGCGCCACAACAATTCTCGTACCAATAGCAGTTGACACACATCTTTTTACTATTGCTCATCTATTTTGCTCCTTTCCAGACCTACATGCGCATCATCTCCTATCATACTCAATCGTTTTTGCCTACCTCTTTCAAGACGCGCTTTAGAGGCTTCTATTTGTTCATCTGTCAAAACTACTTTCTTTTTTGGTTTAATCTTCATCCATGAAGCTGGGATATGCACTATCAAACTTCCGTCATCGTTTACATGCCTGATATCTACCTCGTCGGGGTGCGACTCTTTAAGCTTATACACATAGTTGATCCATTTCCTCTCGCTTGTAAAAAGTGTCGCATAGTCCTCGCCAGAAACATGGTCAATGGATGTTTCTCTGATATCATTCATCTTCAGACTCGATCTCCTGGGATAAAAAAGATAGTACCTTATCCAAACATTGTTCCCGTGCTGTTTTATGGAATCCGTTTACGGCGGTACATTCCTCGCCCCTACATACAATATCGCATGGAGATAATATTGCACGATCACAAACAAACTGAGCCATATTTTCCATGGACGAAGAAAGATATTCAAATAGCGTCATGTAGCCACCTCGCTATTTGATACTCGCTCAAAATCGATAACCCATACCATTGGGTTTCTGCTCCACGAGTATTTCTCTTTTTTACGGGGACTTAATGACTCATTCCACATTGCAGCAAACTCATTTTGCGGATCTAAAGTGCCTGGCAACCAAACGCCCTCTTTTTCAATGTCTTCAGATGAAATGTCCTGCAATTTTTCTTTTCTTGCACTCACTATCCGCAAAAACAGCCTAACTGCGTCATCCGGCATTCTGGTTGACTGAACCCATAGAATATTAGAATAGTTGTTGTCGTAATCGGCTTTATAAATATACTTCCCGTCTTTTACAGCCCATGTCTCTTTTACGGCAATAACATCTCCAGTCTCATATTGATCTGCCGGATCTTCATCTTGACTGTTTACTTGCCTCACAAGAACTCTAATTTGAGTCTTATCTCCGCTTAAAATCATGCGAACAATGTCGCATTTCAATTTCAAATACTTTAGGTCGATATCAAAACACCCCCTACCATCTATTCTTTTTTAACAAGCGTAAGCTCATGTCAAACATGTGTCCACAAAGCCCCGCTTACAATCTTTGAAATCAAATTTGGAGAAACGCCAAACATTTCCGCAATCTCTTTTCGATTGCATTTCTGTCCTTTGGCCTTTGGGACATATGCCTCGCGGATAAACCGTACATCGTCTTCCGTCAATTTCGCCATTCCATTGCTACTACCTGAATAAGCTCCAAGATGAGAAAGATACCCGATCCGATATGGTATGTCGTAATCAATCAGTTCCATATCTACAGCATGAAAGTAGTTCTCTTTTCTGGTACACCATTCGAGATTCCACACATCATTATGCTGTTTGCAGCCATCCATATGGTTTACGATCTCATACCCACATTCATTTGGTAGAAAAGTTTCTGCCACACACCGATGTACATGTACATTAAGCCGCTTACCATTGATAGACACACAAGCTTGTAGATATCCGCCATCACCGTAGCCAAATGAGTAAATATGCTTTGTCTTTGCGTTCCGCAACCTACCAAATGTAGACACCTCAAAACGCCAGCTATAATCTACCCCCTGGTATATAGCACCAAACCATTCTTCAATAGCGCCATAAGGAATCATTCAAGCCTCCCAATATATCCGCACTGAAAAATCCTGATTTGCTCTTTCCGCTTCAAGTCCTCATCCATAGGGATTCTTCTATTGCATTCTGAACCAGCCTTACAGCCCCTAAGCCGTCCAGTCAAAAGACTGTAGTTACAAGCCTGGCAGATTCCAATCCACCTCCAGTAGTGACAGCCGTTGCACGGATGATTTTTATCCGGCTTTTCAATGTTGAGCATTTCTCTTACCTCCAAGTTTGATTAACTAATTCCTTTTGATTATTTTGTCAGCGACACATTCATAATGCCGTCGCCAAATAGCGTCTAACAGCTGCATCCGTCTTTCATCGGTATCTGCCTGCCTCAACTCTGATATGAACGAGCTGAGCGCTTCATCCGTTTTATCTACGATCTTATATGCCTTACTAATTTCTATCGCTAAGGCATCACCAAACTCCACACGAAGCGCATGAGGCATAAACGCCTCTTGCGTGGCTTGCTTAATCTGGTTGCCCATTCATCACATCACCATCCTTTGGTGTGAACCCATTACAGCTTAACAGCCATGCTGGATCAAAATTCACAGGCCACATAAACCACCCGTTTTCAAATCCGTATCGATCAGCTTTGATCCCAAGCTTAATCATCTGAATCAAATTGTCTTGATCAAACATAGCAAATAGGTTTGTATCGTTTCCGGGGTATCGGCAACAGCTATGTGCATCGCCTGGTACATTTCCACGATATTTGCATTTATAGCAATTCGGCCTATTCAATCAACCACCTCCACGCCGCAGAGCGTCCAAAGCCATGCTATATGCTTTCTGAAAATCACTGCCGTCTCCGTTTTTCTCAACCCATTCAATGGGCATCAAAAATGCTACCTGCATCAAGTGAGACAACAATAATCTTTCTGCCTGTTCATTGGTCATGCCGTCACGACTGTACAGATCGAGCCGTCTGCCGCATACTGGACAAAACTTGAACTGCTCTTCTTTCGGATATCGCCCAAACCCTCCAGCAAAACAGATAGACGCACCGTACTTATCAACTTTTGCAGTGGCAGTTCCAAAGTCAAATTTCTTGCAAAACTCACACATATAGATTAACTAATTCCTTTCTTATATACTAACCTCATTTAGCCAATTTGTCAAGAGGTTTCGCATTCTTTTGCTTGGGATATAGATATTTATTTCGTGTCCGTCACGAATTGCGGATCGCCAAATCCACTGAATCATTTCGCTGAGCGCATACTTATCTTCGTCAACAACACACCCATGCTCCTCAAAGTATCGCTTTAAGAACGGATTGAAGAAGATATTCACGCAATAGGCCAAGTTTTTCTTTCCACGATATTCATTTGTAGCCCGACAACTGCACGAAACAAAACAATTCTTAAACCCATTCGGAGTAAGCCTATCCTTCTGCGCCTTAAAGGAAGTCCACATGCTATTCCCACTCTTTCCAGAGTAATAATGCCGCAAGACATTGTATAGGCCATCACGCATTTTGGCGCACGAAACAGGATTTCTAAAATGTCTCTCAGACCATGAAGACGATAGGGCGAATTTATCATCTCCAACACTGTTCAGCTTTTTGTTATCGAAAATATGCACCTTTTCCTTTAGGCCGGCGATCTTAGTAAACTGATTTCCCGTTTCTGAAAAGTAGAAACTGCCCCCGCGCTGCTCCACACCAATGTACCGATAAGAAAATCCATTGATGTCGAAGTAATACTTCTGAAGCTGCGCCTCAAACAAGTATGTTAGGACGATCACTTCATCAAAAGCCTGAAACACCTCCGGCGGGAACATCCAAAACAGAAAAGTGTCGTTGTAGTACAGCAAAGTGCCGGCCTTAGCTCTCAGCATAAGATCTTGGAAGGTTGTTCCGACATAGTTATCATTGAGCCACTTAACCCGGCAGGTTTCCTTGTCGATTTCAATGTATCCATTCGCAAGGAGATCCATCACATCGCCTTTCGAGACGTTGATCTCCTTAACGATTTCAAACACCTCGTCCATGATAAGCGTATAATGCCCTTCTCTGATCAGCCGAATGGTTTCATCCGTATAGCTGGCAAAGAGAGCATGTGTGCTGGAGATGTTGAATCCTCTCTCCAAAAGGAAGTGGAGGTTGAGCAGCTTACTCCTTGGCTTATCCTTTGGCGATTTGAAATTTTTAATGGGGCAGTTATCAATGATTCTGTCGCACTCTTTGAGATACGGCGTAATGAAGATGAATTTCCCAGGAGAGTCATTCATGTAGTTGATAGCAGCGCTGGTCTTCCCCGCCCCCATGATTGCGTCGCAGATTTTGATGTCCAATGGTATCTCGCTCCTTTGATTTTAGACCTTACAAGCAGGTAATTATGTAAACTCTGCTGAAAACCATTCAGCAAAACGCCCTGAAAAAACAGCAGAAAAGGCCGTTGGTGAAGGGATTTTGAAAAGTGGCTCCCTTTTAGAGGGGTGGGGGATACATGTATTCTTTCCTCTGTCTCAAAATAACCTTGTCTCACCCTAATGTCTTGAGCAAACCATGGTCTTCAAATCCTTTGTCTGAAACAACATGAATACACATGTTCCGATACAAAGCCTTGTCTTCCTCATCCGTAATACCAAGATATCTGAGGGTGACTTCCGGCGAACTATGCCCAAACGCCCGCTGGAGCATAGAGATATCCAAGTTCGCCTTATCGGAGTTGTACTTGTACTGGTGCCATCCCCATGTCTTACGGCAGGTGTGGGTTCCAACATTCTGTTTCACTCCACAAGCACACGCTGCCTCTTTCAAAACCTTACGGAAAGTGCCTACCTGGATAGATCCTCCTTCCCTACTGGGGAAAAGATATCCATCACAATGTAAATAACTCCCCCTCTCCGGGAAACACCACTCCAGAGCATCCTTACAAGCTTCGTTAAGGAACACGGTTCTAAATTTCTTTGTCTTACTCTGAAGAATCTCAATCCCATCTGAGGTATCTTCCAGATCGTCGTTCATCCTTACAGATCCATCAGGCCAGAAAACCTGGTTCATCTTTAAGGACAGAAGCTCATTGGCTCTGAGTCCGAGGTTGATACCAAGCGCAAAAGCCAGAACATACTTCCGATCCTTATGCTCCAGAAGCCAATTCGCCATAGCAATGATCTCTTCCTGTTTCTTGATCGGGTATACGGTTTGTCTCTCGTTCTTCTTGTAGTTATGAGGTTTCTGCTGCTTAAAGAATTGCTCCAAGCCAGGATGTAAGGCAACCGTAACAATCGTATTCTCGGCAAGCTGATCCATAGTACAACCTCCATTTAAGATAGATTAACTAATTTCTTTGTAAGAGAAATTACCGTTGGCCTACGGCTTAAAGGTAAGGTATCTCTACACTATGTATTATAGCAGAATGGGGTGTCTTTGTCAATGAAATCTGGTAAAAAAGTTGATTATTTTACTCCTTATAAGGATAGGATAAAGATTCCGTGCGATAATCAACGGCGATTTCCTTGCCAAATCCACCCGTTAAAATAAAAGCTGGGAAATCTGAGATCCAAAGAAAAGTACGATGGTCAACATGTAAAAACCGAGTGCGGAGTCGAAAAATCATAAAACCAAAGATTAACACGATGACCAAGGGTGTGATGTAAGGATTTTGGGTGGGTGAAAAGTTTAGAGGAGTGGAGAAAGGGGTACAAGGCGGATTTTTCGCCGTGGCGGTGGCGCTCAAAATGTAAAGTATCCCCCTTGCCTTGCCTCCCCTGGGATAGCGTGGGCGGCGTTGGTCAAGGGCAGTTCTGCATACTCCACAAAAGCGGAATTGATTCCCCTATTCTCTGGCGCTCTCCTGGGCTGTCCTCTGTCCGTGTATGCTGGGGCTGCTGGCAGTATGGCCGGAGCGCCTGGGCGCTGGCTCTGTCGGGGGTGCAGGCTGGGCGGCGCTCTTTTACTGTCATTTTCTGGCCGTTCCTCTCTTTCCCTTCCTCTCTCCCGTCTCTCTGTCCTCTCCCTTCCATCTCCTGGGCGGTGCTGGCTCTGCTGTCTGGCTGGCTGGGGGATTGCATCGGCTGGGGGCGGCTGGGTCTCCCTCTGTCCTCATGCTGGCCTTGGTTGCTGTGCTGGCTTCCTTGGGTGCAGGCGCTGGCCGCTGTCCTCTCCCTGTCTTGCGTCCTCTCCCTCTCCTGGGTGCTGTCTCTGGGCTTTGGTGCTGCTGTCTCCCTCTGCCCTCTCTCCTGGGTGCTGGCGTTCCTCTGCTGTCCTCTGGTGCTGGCCTGCTATGCGCTGGGGCTGGGTGTTGGCCTTGGGTGGGGTAGGTTCTGGGCTGTCCAGGCCGTGGCGGTGGTGGCTGTCTGGGGCTGGTGTGCGCTGATTTGGCGGGCTGCTGATTCGTCATATTGCACAAATGCAGCCTTGCAGATTTGTTTATTATTCAAGGGAAAGGCGATAAATTTTGAGCGGTTTTTTCTTGACATCGCATATAAAGTGCGGTATAATAATACCAGAGTTAAGGAGATAGTTAATCCACCTCAGTTCACCGCCTCCCCTCTGCTGGGCGGCGGACGGACGGAAGAAAGGAACCAGCTAATCAATCTGAAAGGAGATCGGCAAAATGAAACTGAAAGACCTCATCCCCCTGAAAAGCAAGATCACGGTGTATGTCCCCGCGACGGTGGACATCAACAAGGAGATCGACAATACAGCGCAGGTTGAGCGCGTGGCGCGTCTGCTGTCTGAGTGTTTCGGCGGTGCTACTTCCTCCCCTGCCCGTGGGTATTGGGTGGCGCAAGACGGCGCTCTGGTGGCTGAGAAAACGACGATGGTTTTCGCCTATTGCGATACGGCAGCGGCTGAAAAGTACATCGACGATGTTGTTACCCTCTGCAACGAGCTAAAGCACGAGATGGGGCAAGAGGCCGTGGCGCTTGAGTACAACGGCAGCATGTACTTCATCTAAGGAATTAGTTAATCAATCACGGCGGGCGGGGCGCTGTCCCCGCTCCGCCTGGGGCTTAAAGAAAGGGGCTTGTATATGAGAGCGACGCGGAGACAGATTGCAGAGGCGAACCGGATAGCCGCCCGCTTTGGTGGATGGCGTGAACCGGAAGAAATCCGCGCTATGTATGAGGCGCTGGAGGGCGTAGGGATTACAACGGGAGTTATCACGAACCGGCGGGACTTCCCAAACCTGGGATGCTGGCAAGGCTCCTGCGAGTGGTACATAAACGGCGAGGAAGTCGAAAACAGCCGCTTTATTTACAGCGTGTACGAGGGGAACCCGAACATCACCAAAAACGATTATAACATTTATTTCAGTTGATGCCCACCTGATGAGAGCTTGACGGGAACAAGCCGAAACCCCTGCGGGGGTCGTGGGAACCCAAAAGAAAGGACAAACAGCGGCGCAAACCGCCTGATGATTTGAAAGGAGCTTTTACCATGAAATACAACCTTCACGACGTTATGAGCAAGGCTTGGGAGATTTACCACGCCAACAAGCAGCCGAACGGCCTGCGCCCTGTTTTCTCCATCTGCCTTGAAATGGCTTGGGAGCATGTCAAGAACTCCAACATTCTGAACCAGTGGCAGGCGATGAGCGAGAAAGAGCAGATCAACATGCTGACCGCTTGCGTCAAGAGGGCGGCAAAGAACGAGATCGGATACAGCACGGAAGATCACTACTTGCAGTATAACGAGACTGTGGCCTGGATGCTGTCCTATCATGGACTGGATGGCCTTGTCAATGAGGCATGGCTGAAGCTGGCGGATCGGCTGGACGCGGGTTATCTGGATGCGCTGAACGCAAAGCGGGCGGCGGCTGGAAAGATGAATATTTCCTTGACCTCCCTTGTTTACCGCTCTGCAAAAGACGCTATCCGCAAGGTGTACAACGACGATATCAAGCGGGGGCGTGGCCGTGTAGATACTATCACCGACAAGAACGGCGAACAGGTGGACGCGCTGGAAACCGTAGCGACGAACCGCAAGGACGAGACAGAACCCGCCGTCGTTTCCCGTGTGGAGCTGGAAGAGTTTGTGAACGGACGGGACGAAAAAGACCGCATGATTATTGAGGGAATCCGTGACGGATACCTGAGCAAAGAGATTGCGGCGATGATTGGAATCTCTGAGCCGGCTGTCTGCAAGCGGCTGAAGAAAATCCGCGCTGACCTGGTGGCCTCTGGACTGGTGGCCGCATAAGGAATAAGTTAATCAATCCGAACCCCTGGCGCTGGCGGATGCGCTGGCGCTGGGGCGGATGGATTGAAAAAGTGGAATCTCAGGTTAATTTCAAGAACAGAACAGCGGAAACCATGATGGAGGGACTTTTTCATGTTGTATTTCAAGATCGGCTTTGAAAACGGCGATAGCTTTGAAACTGGCTTCAATGGAACGCTGGACGAGGCGCGGCGCTACTACCTGGGGCATGTGTTCAACCTTGGCGCAGTGGATGACGATATGCAGCGCTGTAACAGCGTGGAACAGCTGCCAACCTTGGAAATGGCGCTGGCCGCGTGGATTGCGTCCGCTGGCCTGGTGGTGCTGACGGATGGCACGGTATCCCGCCGCGTGTCCTCTGTCCTTGTGGATGATGCAGACTTGCGGCTGGTGGTGGATGGCTGGCAAAAGGCGGTTTACCTGCCTATGGTGGATGCCTACCACCTGGACGGATGGCACATTGACCACCACGACAAAACCCTTTTTATTGCGCCTGATGGTGTGAATATCTGATGATAAACAGAACAGACGGAGGTAACAGAAAAATGGATGGTGTGCGGACGATGCGGCAGAAAACGAGAGAACAGCGGCGGAAGCTGATGCGGAAACAAAAGCTCTATGGATTGGTTTTCGTCCTGCTGTCCATCTTTGTTGTGATTATGTGTATGACTGGAAAAACGGCGGAAGATCGAGATGCAACGGCTATTGTGCTTCTTCTCCCCTTTGGGCTGTATTTAATCTTTACGAAAAAGATTTGCATCTATGGTTAATTCCCGTTGATGAACAGCGGAAGGTGTAATAGAAGGAGTTGATACCATGACAATCAAAACCGATTTTCACTCCATCATGGAGTTAAAGGAAAACTTCAAAGACATGGCCGTAATGCTCTATGGAAGATGGTCGAGCAGTAGCCGTGAAAATGGCGATTATGAAGAGATGGATGCCTACATGGACGCAATGAGCGCAATTTGCGCCGTTGTAGATGACATAAAGATGCGGCGCGGCCTGGGGGTATGATAAATGGAAAAGCTGACAAAAACAGAAATCAAGTGGACGGTGGATGCCTTACAGCTGACCATTGGCTACTATGAACAGGTTATGCAGCGCAGCACAAACCAGATGGAGCGCGGCATGGCGAAACTACAGGCGGAGAACCTGGGAAGCGTAAAAAGCAAGCTGGAGCGTGTTCTTTCCAGCGGATGCAAGCGGATTGCGGTTGATTAAGGAGGATTTTACAATGGCAAAATTGACGCGGGCGCAGTATGAGAAATGGAACGGACAGCTGGGCGGCGGCTTCAAATTCGACATGATGCACTATGTCACCTGGGGAGAGAAACAGGCCATTCGAGATATCAAGCTGGAAGATGGGCGGATTCTCCGCGCCACGGTTGGATACCGCAATGTGGTTGAGCACTTTCGGACGGTGGCGCAGCAGCCTACCATTCATGTGCAGGTGTATGAGCCGATTGAGGGGACGGATATGATGCGCGGGCATGGCATGGGCTACACTGTGGATGAGGGGATGCAGCAGGCCAAGAAAAACTATGGTGTGCTGTGCAAGATCACCTTTGCGCTGGATGACGGAAAGTTGATCGCCCTGATGGAGCAGGGACGGGAAAAGCTGAACAGCCCTTACATCATGTAACAGCGAGGCGGGGATAAATTCCCCGCCTTTTTTATTTTTGCGGTTAATTTCTGTCGTTTTGGGCTGTATGGTGTAACAGAAACCAAAATTATTATGATAGGAGCGGTTGAAATGATTGGAATGAATGAAGCTTTGATGCTGGCAAGGCGGGAAGATATTCTGGATGAGATTGCGTTGGCGCTGGAAGCGTTCACGGACGATATTCTCCCTGCGGTTGGAGAATCCACCTTTACCATTGAGCCGTCTATCCCGGATGAAACTTCTAACAAGCTGGTGCTTACCTGGGAGTGGAAGAGGCTGCAAAAGAGAATTTCAAAAGAGTTTACTTTGAATGTGGTGAGCACAAAAGAGGACTTCATCAACGAGGTAAAGGCGTATCTGTTTGACCTCATTATTTCTATCGTGAATCTTTAATGGAAAGGTAAATTATTTGGATTCTGGACTGGTAGATATAATAGGAGGGATAAATCATGGAGCAAATCACAAGGTCTCAATTCCTTGCTATTCCAAAGGCGTATCGAGGTGTTTATTCGGATGTGCAGGGTGTTCATCCTGAATGGAAAGGCCGGCGCACTGCTTTTCTACCAGGCCACGGAACTACGCTTTTCATCGAGGGCGTGTCTTTTGAAATCGTGGATGAGGAAAAGCATTATGCCGTCTGCATCTACGATCTGGACGGTGGAAGCGGTGAGATGAAATGCACCGCAAAGAATAAGACGGAGGCGCGGAGAAAAGGCCGGGAATATATCAAGGCTTGGAAACTTCGCGGCGCAAAAATTGAATACATTAGAGAGCTGGATGAGCAGGAGGTGGCGCAATATGAAGCTAAAGGATGAGCTTGCAAATGTCCAGGCGGTTTTCTCTGAGAATCTGGATAGGATTAAAGAGTATGCCCCGCAGCTGAAAGCAAGCGGACGCTATAAGGTATTTGAAAACCGGCTTGCCTGGGACTGTCTCAAGGCGTTTGTCGGCGTGGATACCCTGTGTTCCTGGTATGATAAATACGGATGCACGGATACACATATTGAATCTGTAGGCCGTGCTGCCCTCCGTAACCTTGGAATGATTTGAGATTGATTTATCGTCGTGGAGGTGATAGAATAGTGACATCACCTACCACGACAGGAGGGCTGGAAAGTGAAAAAATACTGTCTTTTACTGTCTGTTATGCTATTGTGTTTTCTGTGCGCCTGTTCTGTAACAGAACAGAATGAACGGACAACGATGTATGATATTATGGAGTCTGGAACCGATGAAGAAATAGCAGCAGCGGCAAAAGACGCACAAGAAAAGCACGATGAACTGTTTCAGTTGGCGATGGATGAATCTTCTGCCTGGTATGCCTATGTGGATGATAACAGCACGGAAAATGCGTTAAAAGCGGCACAGGACGCAATGGTGGACTTCTTTGTGTCGGAAGGATTTTCTGCGGATGATTTTTCTGGAAGTGTGGAAGAATTGCACGATGTTTTATCCTCCACGCGGGAAAGTCTTTCGGATGAGTACATCGCTATCAACACACACTATTCCGGCATACTGAAAGATGAAGCCGTGGATAGCTTTGTGGATTCGATAGAACATTCTAACAAATAATATAGCGAACACATGCGGCGCGGATTTTCCCGCGTCGTTTTTTTTATTTTTCTGGTTAATTTTTGGCCGTATCATTTGTTAGGTATAATAGGAAGAAAAATTTGAGACATCCACTTGAAAGGGGATTTGGTTATGTCTAAAAGAGAGTTTGGTCTGATGGATTTATACTTGACCAGCAACAATTATCTGGATGCGGAGCAAGTTGACGAGCGGCATTATCTGATTCATCTGTCCAACGGAAAAGAGATCGAGGTGGAAAGCCGGCCTATGTATGATGGGAAGCCGTGGGCTTGGCGTGTTGGCACGCAGATTTTTGACAACGAAGCGTATGCGGTTGGCTATCTCAAGCAGCTGATTGCTGAAAAGCTTACTGGAAAGCGCATTATTCTACATTCTAAGCAGGACATCCCAGAGATTTGCGGCGTGGATGGAGCGGCGTGTCGTTGCCCTGGCAGATGCAATTCTATGCTTTGTACCGCTTTCCCTGTGGCAGAAAAGTTTTTCGCAGATCGTGACGGCGTGGAACTGGTATATGCGATTTAAGGAGGGTGTAATATGAAAGCGTTCAATATAGTTTGGGATGTTGATGATGAGCGGGATTTGCAATTCTTACCTACAGAAATTGATATCCCTGAAGGAATGGAAGATGACGATGAAATTTCTGACTATATCAGTGATGTAACTGGTTTTTGTCACAAAGGATATTTACTTGATACAGATTAAGCGGGGAGAAATCCCCGCTTTTTTATTTTATTGGTTAAGATTTTACGGTTCGGACTGGTAGGTATAATAGGAGGCGATTTACATGGATAGAAACGCTACATTGCGCTGGATTCTGGAGCGCGATGAGGTTTTTAGATATCAGCTTTTATCCAGGATGAAAATGGACTGTGAATTTTTTCTTGGTTTTGGAAACCGCATGGAAAAATACCTTTGGGCGGGCAGTGTGGCCTTTCAGATCGAGTGTATGAAGTCAATATGGGATAGCTTCCCTGCGGATGGAAAGCCGGAGTGGTTGACCGTGGAGCAGATTGAAAACTACGAAAGGAGAATGGCGGAATGAAAGTGTTCTTTACCTCCCCGACAAAACAAGATCAGAAAGAGCTTGAAGATGCTGGCCTGAAAGCCTCACTTCTGGATGACCGTGTAAAAATTGTTGCGGTGGATGACGATTCCCATGTTGGGACTCTTTTCATAGGACAAAAAGACTATGACCGGCTGGGAGAGGATTATATCCGGCAAAATGTGTCGATGCAGTTTTCAAAATTCACAAACAGCTGGTTTGTTCGCGTGTCTGAGAACAATTATTACAATGACCAGGCCAGAAATCCAGATAAAATTATTCATGTTCGTTTTGTAGAGATTGAGGACGGCACTGGGAGACAAGTCTATCGTGGCGAGGATGGGCGCTACTACCTCCGCGATGTATCAAACAGAGAGCCGTTTGCTAAGTGGTACATCTGTGGAAAGCGCCGTGTTTTCGAGGACGGGAATGAACCGAGGGCAAATCTCATTTTCCAGTGTGGTGAGCAGCAGGAGAAAGTTATATATGATGATTGGAACGGCGTTGCGGCGTATTCCGATACATTCAATCCAAACTTCTATAAGGAGGCGTAAATCATGTATCTGTCAAAGGTTAAGCTGGAAGAAATCAAAAGTAAATATCCGACGTTGGTTCTCATGGATGACGATATCGCGGATGCTTTTAATATGGTCAGCGATATTTTGACAGCTGAGGCGGACGCAATTAAGGAAAAAGAACCGTATGCCACCGCCTCCATCAATCGATTGGAAGCCGCCGCATATGAAGTTTTCTCTGTATGTGGAGATATCGAAAACGAAAATTTTAGCGAAGGAGGGTAAATTATAGCCGTGCTTCGTCGGTAGATATAGTAGGAGGTGCTTTTTCTATGGTGTCCTACAAAGATAACTCAGTTGACATTGAAACAAAATATACCGTCGAAGTGGTGGACGATAAAAAGGATTGGGATTACATATGCAATGGCGTATTCAATCACGGAGAGCCGTGGGAGAGATATAAGAAGCATGTGTTCTCAAGCCTGGATAAAGCAATGAGCTTATATCTTGCCCTATCCTTTAGCGATAAAGTTTATGACATTAAGCTATTTGAGCAGATCATTTTGAATGGCGAGATTGTCAGAGAAAGCTATCTTGAGTTGGATTCTTCCCTACTGTATTCAATCAGAGGGCAAATCAATAAAGATATGTGCGACCAGCTTTATCGGTTGAAAGATCGGGCGGCAGAGCAGGAGGCGATGTTACATAAGCACGATGAATTTTTAAGGAAATATCCGCATGTCAACGACGGATTCAAAAGGTTTTTAGAAATCAGTTAATCTATCTGCATGGCAGAAAATATAAGGAGGAAGCAATATGAATAGCAACATGAAGAAGTCTGGCCTGGGCAAGTATGCCGGTGTGCATGGTGTGGTGTTTAAGAACTCCGTTCAGCCCGCCGCTGTGTCCAAGGGTGTCATCGGGAAGGGCGGCGGTAAGACCTGCAATGCCCCTATGGATTCCGATGCGGAGTTTGAGAAGCGTCTGAAACGCTATGAGCGACAGAGGCAGGCCGCTGCGGAAGCTGCTGTTCAGGCAAATCTTCAGCAGGCTGAGAGCACGGAGGCTATCCCTGCCTAAAATACCCGGTTTTGGAGGGTTCCGGTCAAAAACCCTACCCCATTTTTTTGCCGCTTATTTTTTAGTAAGCGGTTTATTTTTGCGCAATTCGGATGGTAGATATAATAGGAGGTGCTTTTGAAATGGAAGCGATTAGAATTTGTGCGGTTTGCGGACGTGTCATTAGCGAAGATGATGGTTGGAATATCGTCAATGAAGGAACTGATAAAGAATATATCGAGTGTGATTCCTGCCACGATGCAGAATGGGAAAGCAACAAGATCAGCGTTTGTGCAGGGTGTGGCGGATGGTTTACTGTGGATATGCTTCACTCTGAAGAGCCTGTTCCCGGACACACATTCTGTCCCTGCCCCTCCTGCGGAAAGGATTTTGTGGAAGGGATGACGAGAGATGAGTTTTTAGAGGAAGTAGAGGACACCTATATTCCTAAGTATTCCGTTGTTGTAATTTATGGGAATGGGACTACACGCGGATTTGTGGTCAATGCAGACGGCAGAAAGCAGGCTATGGAAAAGCTGTGTCAAAAGGTGGATTTGTCCTTTATTACCTCTATTCACATTGCAGAAGTTTTGCTGGATGAGGATGTGATCGAATGAAAACTTTGCGTGAAAAAATCGAAGAAAGCAAGGCGTGGTATCTCCAAAAATATGGAGCGCTTGACTGGCGGTGGACGGATGAAGGTCTCCCCTACTCTATCACGGACTATCATAGCAGCATTGGCTCTACCCTGGATTTTTCAGATGACGATTGGAAAGTCTGTGAGGAAAATGGCTGGAGCAGAGACGAGATTTTGATTCTGTGTGACGAAAAATAAATTTTAGAAGTTGGTTTATTTTTGCCGTGTTCGAGCGGTAGATATAATAGGAAGAAAAATTTCACCTACAACCTACAACCAAAACTTAGGAGGAAAAAGAAAATGGCAGCAAATGTTGAGACTATGTTTTATGTTCGTGAGAAGCCCTGGCACGGCCTTGGTACTTGCGTTGAGGAGGCGCCCACCAGTGCCGACGCATTGCGGCTGGCCGGCCTGGATTGGGAGGTCAAGCAGCGCAATATTCAGGTGTGCGGCGGAGCTAAGATTGAAAACTTCAAGGCAAATGTCCGCAGCTCGGACGGCGCTGTCCTTGGTGTTGTGTCTGACCGCTATCAGATCGTGCAAAATGCGGAGGCGTTCAGCTTTACCGACGAGCTGATTGGCGGCGATGTTCGCTATGAAACTGCTGGTAGCCTCCAGAATGGCAAAAAAATCTGGTTGCTGGCGCGGATGCCTGCTCAGAAGATCGTGGGCGATGATGTGGAGCCGTACCTGTGTTTCTCTAACACGCATGACGGAAGCGGTTCTATCCGCGTGTGCATGACCCCTATCCGTGTGGTGTGCAATAACACTTTGAATCTGGCGCTCAATTCCGCTGTGCGTAGCTGGTCTACCAAACATGTTGGGGACATCGATCACAAGATGCAGGAGGCGCGTATGTGCCTGGAAATGGCCGATGCGTACATGGGTGAGCTGGCGGAGTATGCGGACAAGCTGGCAAATACCAAAGTCACCGATGAAGAGCTGAACAAGCTGCTGGATGAGATGTTCCCTGTTGACGATGACGATTCTGACCGCAAAAAGAACAGTGTTCAGAAGGCCAAGGACGAGTTTATGGTGTGCTATCTTCGCCCGGACATTGCGCAATTCCTAAACACGGCCTGGGGCGTGGTAAACGCTATGAGTGACATGGTATCTCACTCTGCTCCGCGTCGTGCCTCCAAGACCTACCAGGAAAACAACTGGGGAAGAATCATGGACGGCCACAAGCTGCTTGACCGTATGACCAGTTTGGTAGGGGTTCGGTAACAGAAGATGAACGGCAAGCCGCCTGAGAAATCGGGCGGCTGCTGATTTTATAAAGGAGAATTTGAAATGAAGATTTACATGCTGGTATATAAACAGGATACTTCCTCTGCGTGGGATGCAGATGCGGATATCTTTCTGACCAAAGAAAAGGCGCAGGATGTTATGCAAGAACAGTATCGCACTGCCCTTGAAAGCTGGGGGATTAACGAGAGCACGGAACAAACCGATGATTTTCATTGGAGCTGTGACGAAAACCAGGCTGAAATTTCTGATGACTGCAAATGTGAATATGAACAGTGGCAGATTCGAGAGAAAGAGCTTGATGTCAAGGCCGCTGTGGAGGTTCGCGGTGGCCTGGTTCAATCTGTCATTGCAAACGCTGGAATCGATGTAGATGTGTACGATCTGGATGTGTCTGACTTTCCTGATGATGGAGAGGAGGACGAGGCGGACAGAAAAGAGCGGGAGTTTACCGAGCTGTCTAACCGTCCTGATTGGGGAAGTGTTTGGTGAGCCGCACTGATGAGTCGTAAACGACGAAACCGCCGAAAGGCGGTCTGCGGATAATTAAGTCTTTAGGTTAATTATTTCCCGTGACAAACGGTAGATATAATAGAAGGAGGTATTTCTAATGGCTACTGCAAATTATATGACGATGGAAAACTTTCCGCTCTTTGTGAAAGAGTTTAATACGCAGATCAAGCGCTGCCCCGCCTGTGGGCTGTATCAGGATTGTGAGAACGATGTGTGTGAAGAGTGTGGCGAGGAACTGGAAGAAGAGCTGTTCTTTGACAGCATTGAATGCCAGGAACTGGTGGACGATATTGAATCCAGACTTGAAAACGATGTCAATGGCGGTCTGACTTTTCACAAGATTTCTGTGGAATCTGGTTATTATTCCGGCGTTCAATTCTATGTGGAAACCACGGATGACCCGACGGAAATGGACAACGAGGACTGCCGCTATTATTTCGACATGTATCGCAGCGTAGCGATTCGCCGCTATAATAGCGAGGTCAACAAGGTATGTCGGATTCTGAGAAAGCTGGCAAAGGAATATGGCTTTGATGAGCTGTATCTGAGGGCAAGGTTCAGTAATGGCGAAGCTCTTTATGGGCGTGTGGAAAACACAAGCCGAGCCAAGCTGATGCAGGCCGTATCGCCCAGGGTATAAGAATGATGGTTGAGAAACAAAAAAGGATTTGATATAATGGAGGCAACATGGTAAACAGCAAGGTGATTGATATGTCGGATGTAATGAACAGCGGCGGGATGGCCGCTCGTATTGCCCAGGCAAAGGAAAAAGCAGAGGCGGAGTATCAGGAAAAAATCAAGCAGTCCCGTGAAGCAGATGTGGACGTGCGGGACTTCTTTTCAGACGAAGAGCTGGACAGGATTCTAACAGACAACGAGTTTTTCAGCGGAAGGGTTGCCGATCTATCGAAGGTGCAGCGGCATGAGAAAGTATCCTTGGCCGCACGGTGGATGAAAGCAAACAGCATGGAAGTCGTGGATGTCGATATAGAGCCGGTGTCCAGCTCTCACCCTAATGCAATTATCACAATGGAAATACGCCGGCTTGCCTCTCTGCGAGGGCAGGAGCTAAAAGTGTTCACCGCTATGTGTGCAATGGCTGACAGTGTGTTCATGTCTGGTATTAAGGATAGCGTGATTCGTTTCACTTTTGGAATTGAAGAGGTGTGGAAAGCATGATTTACAACAATACTGTTTCCGACATTGAAAGTAGTGTGCTGGAGCCTTGGAGAATGTGCGGAGAATATAAGGATGGCTTTACCGTAACGGTTGGCGGAAGTGACGAAGAAGATTGTATGAATTTGCTGGTCGAGCTTGAATCAAAGCACGGAGAATTGACCTGGTATTCTGGATACTGTGATAAGGATTATGAGGCTGGAGAATACATAGGGGAAGAAAACTTTATCTACGAATAAACGGACATCGATTAAAGACGCTGGAAAAATCCAGCGTCTTTTTTTTGTTTTCGGTTAAGATTTTCTAAGCTGGAGCGGCAGGTATAATAGAAGGAGGTATCCGATATGATTATCAATTATGATCGTTCTCGTGTCACTGTTTCAGATAAAGAGCTGATGCGTCATAGATATGCTGAGGAAGACTATCATTCTATTCGCCTCTCTTTTGAATACACGGAGCAGCAAAAGCAGGAAAACCGTATGCGGGCAGAATCTTGCGATAATGCAAGGTGGAGTGAGATTTGTAAGGACAGCGCATTGATGCGAAGCCGTTACATGGAGAGAGTTATTGATAAGATAGTCTCTGCCTTTTCCGTATATAACTTTTCTGCGGATGATGTGCCATACGATAGTGATGGTTGGGATTTATACTTTTGGTGCAATGATTTCTTTAATACCTGTTCCGGTACTGGATTACGCGGGAATGACTACTCTTACATGACTTTGACATTCAATAAGCGGCAAAATCTAAGTCATCGCATGGATCTCTGTACTCGATTTTTGGAGCTTGTGGAGAAAGAGTTTTCCGATTTGGAAAACCTGAGAATTGACATCCAGTACGGTGCTATGGTTTATGAGAAAGAGATTGAAAAATCAGCTGCCGCACTGGTGGATAGTCTGGATGGAAAAAGGTTCACCATGGATGGCACATTCCATCAGTCAATGTTCGGGTTTGGCCTAAAAGGGGATGGCCGTCTTGTCAAATCCGACGGGAAACTTTACTGGATGAAGAAATATGCAAAAAATCGTGGGTATCTTATGTCCCCTATTGATATCCTGCGTATCGGCTGGGCTACAACTAATATGGATAGGTGATAAAGATGCCATACGTCATATTCAATAAACAGAATAATCAATACATTAGACATCCGTACAAATGGGTCAACCGTCTCAGTGCTGCGACAAAATTCAAAACGGAAGAAAACGCGAAGAAGTTTTTGGCTTGCCCACCACGCGCTCTTGTTCTCCCGTCTCCCGATGATATTGAAATCTTGTCAGCGGATAATCTCACAAGCACCTTCAATACCAATTACACATTCACAGAAGAGACAGCACAACAGGAGTTTGAAGAGCTGAAACAATTCCTTTCCTCCACTCTGTCCTCTTTTGACAAGCTTGCTTCACTCCCTAAATTTTATGGCTCTGAGGTACAGAAATGTGACCAGGAGACATTAGATATTCTACACAAGATTGAATTTTGCAATGTGAGCGCGTCGGATGGGTACAAGCTATACAAACAGCTTCAAGAAATCCGTATTCGCCGCAGAGATGCAAAAGACCATCTTGAAATTGCGAGTCTTGTTTTATCAACTGGATTGTTATCCAGCATGAAAGCCTTGGACGGTGAGATTAAATCCATTGAAACCAATATGGCAAACAGAAAGTATAAACCGCGTGTTTTGATCGGGCTTTTTGATGACAACGGCATAACAGAAATCGAAGAAGATGAATCCGATGAAACAGAAAGCGAGGAAACAGCATGAGATATTACAGCACACAGCGCCCAGTATCGCCAGGGAGCTATCCTACTGGCGGAGTAATCAGCATTGTGAACTTTGATACAAAACGGTATGTCTCTGAAATCGGAGGGAACGCATGGGGATATATCGAATACAGTAAAGATCTTCCTGAAAAAGATGTACATGCCTATGAGCTTGTTCCTGTACCTCCCTACCATTGCACAAACAAACAAATGGCTGCTCTAAAGCGGATTATCTCACGCGGCCAGAAAAAGTATAACACAATGCCACGGATTGGCGGTAAATTCGACATCTGCGGCCAGCGTTTCAGTGACAATGGGTATGCGGTAACGGATGGCGCTGTTATGGCGTTTATCCCAGGATTCTTGAACGGCCTGCCATATGATTCGTCTAAACCAGATGCGGATTTACTATACCGCATACTCACGGAAGAGTTAAATAACGGCGACTATTATGCCGTTGATCTGGACGATGTAAGATATGACACACCGGACTTGACCTACATTAAAGAACAGATTGCAAACCACAAGAAAGAAGGGAAAGAAAACAAAACCTTTGGATTTAATCCTCGTTGTGAAGTTATGTTCAAGGCAAATTGCTCTGATGGTTCTGAGATTATTGGAGTTTATGATGCGGAGCTGATTCGGGATGCGGTTGAATGTATTGGAAAACACCCAATCTGCTATATTGGATATAACAAAAACAAGCAGCGGCCTTATCCATTCTTCCTTGTTGGAAGCGATGATAGCTTGTGGAATATCTCTTCTGGAATCCACGCTATCGTAATGCCGTTGGCAAAGCACAGTATCTGATGGAGGTGCTACTATGCTCGTTGTAATGATTTTGATGATGCTCTTGAAACTTTTATATGACGGTATCAGTGTCTTTTGTTCGGAGATAATTGTGTCTGCAAAGAATCCATACACAACCTATCGGAAACTCATTTCTGAAAATCGTAATGTAAACTCAGACATCTCTATGCTTCAACAGACGTTTGAACACGGTTCGCCGGAAGTCACCCTCAGATATCTTGGTATAGCAACAGATGGCAAAAAAGATGTGCAAAATGGAGGCGATATCAAATGAACTTGCTCGATAAGTTTTCTGCCGTGGATATCAAGGCTGAGACCAGGATATCCAACAGTGACAAGCAGTTTTGCGAGGTGCAGCAGGCCGCTTATAATCATGGACGCAATGCACTTAAACAGATCCTGGATATCAGTGAGCGTTTCATCAAAGAACAGAATGATATTTTGGGAGCCATAGATCGTGAGGTTTACAGCAATTACATCTATGACGGACGGGATGGGATAAGCCTCCATAGTATCCACGAGCTTTTAAGGAAAAGCCATAAGACTTTCATCTCTAAAATCGTAAGCCATTTTTCCAGCGCGTATCATGTTGAACTGGATTCAAGCGCTGTGGTTGATAACCTTGTCCCCCATGAGCCGCGTTATTCCAATGAGAAAGACGCAAAGGAGTATACGGAGCAGATTGAAAACATGGATGTTTCGTATGACCAGGTGCTCGATCAGATTTTTGTCCAGCTTGGAGGCTTCTCTTTCCATGATAAGGCAATCAATGAGATGAAAGAGAAATGCCATGAAGCTGCTTGGAACAGATACTATGGAAAGAGAGTGTATGAACAGAAAAAGTCTGTCCTATCTTTTACTGGATATGGATGCTCTTTTGACAGCTGGCATGAACAGTGGCACAAGGGCGAATATGAAATCAAACTGACAGACGGAATGAAAGAAATCATTCGCGCTCTTGCTTACTTTGAGTATGGAGAGATTGGATATATCCCGTATGCTTTTAACTGTCTCCTTGGATGGTCTTGGACTACTACGGAAACAGAGCGACGGTTTGATATGGAAAAGCTGAAGAGTATCAAGTGCTTTAAGAATGGCCGCGTGGATGTCCGGTTCACCAGTGAGGCATATGCCAGGCAGTTTGCGGAAGAGTTCCTTGGAACGGAGGCGTATTGATATGACAAAACAAGAAAAGGTAATCGTATCCGCATATACTGGTGTACTTATGTGTGACTTTGCTGACCTCCATGAATACATTGAAAAGATTATGGGTAGGCCGGTGTGGACGCATGAGCTTGCAGATCACGATATTATGCAGGAAATTAAGGCAAAGTCCAAAGAGGACTTTATGAACCTTTGTAGGAATTAGTTAATCGATTCGGTTTATTTTTGAGCTTATTCCCTGGTAGATATAACAGGGCGGTTCTTGGAGGTCTCCGTAAAAGCCTCCATCCATAAAACATACATAGGCGGTGAACACATGAAGTACAGCATCTTAAATCAGGCAATTCCGCAGAACAGTAGGCGGGAATTGAATGATAAGATCTTATATTTGATTGACAACGACCTTGCGGAATCCTCTGGAATTACAAAAGAGGATATATACAACGCCTATACTGGTGACGGCGGACTACATGGCCTGAAATATTCTGACTTTAATAGCTATTATGAGTATTCCAATGCCAAGAAAGAGATAGAGAACGGGCAGTTCTTCACCCCTCCCCTGCTCTGCAAGTTCATTATGGATTGTTTGAATCCGTCCGGCACAGACGTTGTGGCCGATCTGACTTGTGGGATGGGTGGATTCTTTAATTTTGCCCCGGCAGAGAGCAATGTATATGGGTGTGAGCTGGATATCAAGGCATACAAAGTTGCTAAGTATCTATACCCAAAAGCAAATATCACCTATGGAGATATCAGAAGTTATTCTCCTGGCATTAAGTTTGATTATGTAGTTGGAAACCCTCCGTTCAATATTTATTGGTGGGTGGATGAGAACCAGATTATTTCTCAGCTTTACTATTGCCAAAAGGCGGCAGAGCTGATGAAACCCATGGGAATTATGGCGCTGGTTGTCCCGGCCTCTTTTTTGGCGGATGATTTTTCAGATGGCTCATTGATTAAGGAGATGGAAAAGCATTTCAGTTTCCTCGGTCAATTTATGTTGGATAAGGATATGTTTTCTGCCATTGGTGTATATGGATATGAGACAAAGGTGCAGTTCTGGCAGCGGAACAGCGAGGTGGATGGATGGATCTCACGCCTTTATTCAACAGAAATGACGATTGATGCCGTATCGTTAAACAGCGCTGGAGTCGATATGGTCAAGCGCATGTGCTTGGATGAGGCGCAGGAGTTGTTTCGGAAGAACAGATCTCATATCCTGCTTGAGTTGTCCCAGCAAAGAGATATGTCCAGCAATTTTATGTATCAGGTGAAGAAATATCTCTATGCAATCAAGTCTCATCCTGTCCTTAAAGAAAAGTATGTGAAATGCTGTGAATATCTCAACAGGTTTTTTACCCAGAAACAGCCGGAAGATATGTCATATGAAGAATGGTGCCGTGTCCGTTTGACGGAGGCAAAGGTGCTTTCTTATCTCCGTGGCGTAGTCAGCAAACAGCATCCTAAAAAATATGAAGATGTCATTCGTATGGTGAACTACGGGCACTCCATCGGATACAAAGCATATAGCCCTAAAATGGCGCGTCGGATGCCAGAGTACATGAAGAATGCCACTCCAATCTATCAAATTGTAAGTGATGGAATGGATGCAGAGCAGTATGGGCATTTCTCAAAATTGATTCGGCGGAAGCAGAGAGAATATCAAATTGAGCAGCTTCCACTATCGTCTATGACAATGGATGAATCCATCGCAAAGTATTTGGATGAGTTCACTCTATATGATAGCGAAAACGATGAAGAAATTCGCTTGAACGACATTCAGAAGCACGACATCAACTTGGTTTTGCAAAAGCGGAACATGCTGCTTCAATGGGAGCAGGGGTCTGGTAAAACTTTGGCTGGAATTGCGACTGGCCTATATCGGATGGAACGGCAGAACGCATTTTGTACTTGGGTAGTGTCCTCTGCGATCTCAATCAAGAACAACTGGGATGTCGTACTCCCAAACTATAGACTTCCTTATGTCATGGTGAATCGGATGAAGGATTTAGAGCAAATCAAGCGTGGAGATTTTGTAATCATCACCTTAAATATGTTGTCCAAATATCAGCGCCAAATTAAATCATGGGTAAAAGCACACGGCGGAAAGATTGCCCTATGCTTTGATGAAAGCGACGAGATGACAAACCCATCCAGCTTGCGGGCAAAAGCAGTGTTGAATATTTTTCGTCGTTCCAGATTTAAGCTGCTGATGACAGGCACAAGCACAAGAAACAATATTGCAGAGTTTTTCCCGCAGCTGGAGCTTGCCTATAACAACTCTGCAAATATGATTTCCTGGTGCAGAACAATCTATCGGTATGATAGGTCGAACAAAAAAGATGGTGTGGAAGAAGGGCTTCACGAATATCCAAATCCCAATTTTGGAAAGCCTATTCCTCCCTATCGCAAAGGGTTCAGGCTTTTTTCTGAAAGCCACCTCCCGGAGAAAATTACCGTGTTCGGTGTTGCGCAGAGGAATCAGGATATCTTCAATGCGGATGAATTGAGCGACATCCTTGGTCGGTTTGTAATCACAAGGACATTTGAAGAGGTGTCTGGAAAAGATATCAAGCGGATTCATCAAGTTCCCGTCCGATTCACAGATGCAGAGCGTTTTGTCTACAGAAAAGCAATCGAAGAATTTGAAAAGATGCGGAGCAATTATTTTTCTTCCACCGGCAATCTGAGAAAAGATGCTATGATGCGTTTGATTCAGCAAATCACACTGCTTTTACGGATCAGTGCCGCACCTAACACAGTCCATGAGTATATAGGCGGAACGCCTGCAAAAATTGTCAAAGTATTAAACATGCTGGATGACATGCACGACGATATTGTAGCTATTGGAGTCCGCCACAAGATCGTTGTCAACGCATACGCCGAGGCAATTCGTGAAAGATTCCCCGATAGGCCGTTGTTTGTTGTTACCGGGTCTACAACAACGCTTGCAGCCAGACGAAAACTCCGTAAAACCTTGCGTGAGAGTAAAAACGGGATTCTCCTATGCACTCAGCAGAGCCTACCTTCTTCTGTTAATTTTGAGTTTGTGGACAATGTGATTATCCCGGAGCTGCACTACAATAACTCTCGGATGAGCCAGTTTTATATGCGTTTTATTCGGTACAACTCTACAAGAGAAAAGAACATCTATTTTGTCACCTATCTTGGAAGCATCGAATCCAATCAAATGCAGATGGTGTTGGCAAAAGAAAAGCTTAATCTGTTTATGCGTGGGCAAGACACCGATCTGGATGACATCTATGAACGGTTCGGTGTGGACTACGACTTACTTTCTGTTCTCATGTCTCGTGAAATGGATGAAAACGGAAAGATGTATATCAAATGGGGAGAACAAAATATCGTTTAGAGGTAAATTTATGCCGCATAGAAACGGTAGGTGTAATAGGAGGTGTTGATATGAGCTACAACATGGTCAACCGTGGAGGACACATTGAGGTATGGGACGAATGCGGTAGATTTGTACTCTCCGCCGATACCATTGGGGAGGCAAAAAGGGATTTGGATGAACTGGAGAAAAGAACAAGCTCCCCTTAAATGGGGAGCTGTTACATAGGAGAGATGAACATGGATAAGTTTGTGATGATGAAGAAGATGAACGGAATCAGAGTAAGAACAAAGAATCTTTGGGGCGTTCAGATTCAGGGCGGAAAGTATTATATCTATTGCAACCGAAAGCCGATATGCTATGGTGCTATGCGGCCTGGATTAACGCCGTCAGAGATCTTGAGACAGCATTGCGGCGAAACATTTGTTAGAGCAGTGTGATCCCCTTTTGCATAGCCACTCGCTTCATATCATTTTCCCAGGCCGTTTTTCTATGGTATCTTTGCCACTTCAAATACTCGTCCCACCTGTGGTTTGACGCTTCGTTGGACACACCAAATATATTTTGGATATCCATGGGAGATTTAACCCCAAGCATTGGGAACAGTGGCATGGGACAAAGCAGCGTGGCCGCAAACTGATCGGCCTCTACTTCAAAATCCTGTGCTTCCATCTGATTGAATCCATGCTCTGCCAACATAGGTTCAACAACAAGTGGCAGGTGTTTCAAAATAACATGACCAAGCTCATGTGCTTTTGTCCATCGTTTTCTCCCCTCTACATTATTGCCTGAACTATCAGAATTCCAAAGAATAAGGTATCTGTTGTTTGCGACATCGTAGTGGGTACATCCAGATTTACTTTCGCATAATAGAATAACATCGCGGATTGAACATCCATTGGTTTCTGCAAACTGTTTGTATGTTCTCATTCTGCAATTTGTTAAGCGGGAGATGATGGTGTCAGGCTCTATTGGGAAGATGATCTTGTCCATATCCCTGTAAATCTGCAAGACCTGGTTATAGATAAACGGATATCGGATCATTGGTACACCCCCGTTCAGGTACTCATTAAGACTATATCGTGTAATGTGTACGATAAACAGGACTTGTTACTTATCCTCATCCTGAAATGCTTCCTGAAAACCAAGCCGGAGCATACCCATCATACGCTCCTTATCCTGGGGAGACATTCTGGATTTAGCTCTTTGTAAAGAAACGAAGTCCTCATCCCCTACTAATTTCTCAGCCGAGTCTTTGATATCAGATAATCCAATTAGGTAGTCAACAGATACCCCAAAATATTCAGCGATCATTTTTACTCTATCGACGGAAGGTGATGTCGTTGTTTTCCATTTGCGAATCAAGGAAGCTGCAATGCCAAGGTCTTCAGAAAGCTTTGCCATCGAGATCCCCCTGCTTTCGCAAAGTTCTTTTATCCTGGTATAAAGTATGGACTCCATAATGCGCCCCTCCAAAGATAATATTTTATCGTTTTCATGTTGACAGCGATAATAATTTCTGGTATAGTAGTGGGCAAAGGGGACACTATATTATCGCCACTGATGCTATTATAGCTCAAATATTCTCGAAAGTCAATTAAAAAGTTTTGGAGGGCGTAAGAAGTAATGGTAGTACGAAATGGCGTAGAAACCAAAAATGTTACCAGCAAGGACTTTGATCTGACGAGCGCATCGGCCAGCCGTGTACTACTTCCCTGCCGTGCTTGGGGAGAAATGCGGCTGGAAATGATGAACGCAGCTCTTGGTATGATGTCGGAAGAAGAGCTACATAGGGTGTGCGATGCCCCATATGAAGAGGTTGTTCGGCGTGAGGATGTTAAAATGCTGTTTAATATCCAGAGAAAGCAAGTGCGTCTCACCGCACATGCTTCTGGCGATGCTGTTTTTGGACAGCATTTTGATGCTCGTATCCCAGTTATGGCAGATGCAACCGAAATTACAAGTGTTCTGGATGAGTTCTTTTCATGTGGAAGTCGCGGCCTGAGTCAAGAATATGCGGACTATTATGGTAAGGTGTATGCTGAATGGAAAAACCAAAAATAATTTTGCTAATTCCTATTGACAAACAGCAACCTATCTGTTATAGTAATACTCGTAAGGAGTAAGCTAATTTACTTTCATTTGGGAATCAGAAATAGGAGGACGGCACGTGGATAACAGTAGTTACCGTAGCCAATACATCCAATCTGGTAATGAAAACATTTCAGAGCAGTCCATAGCTGTATATGGTGCTTTCTGGAAGAGACTTCAAAAGTCCGAAGATGCAGTCGGAAAGCCAATGGAGGATGGCTACACAACAGAAGAGTATGTCAAATTGATAGACGGTATGAATGTATCAAACATTAGTGCTTTCTTGACATACAAGAGCAAAATTAACCGTTATCTCAAATGGTTAAACGGGAATGGATTGCTCGATCAGGAGTTTGTGGACAATCTTAGGCTCGTAAAGTATGACATGGTTCCATCATATCATGTTTACGACACGAAGTATTTTAAGGACTTCCATTCCCTACAACAATCTATTGAAGATACGCTTTGGGCAGCAGAGCGAATTGATGATCGGATTTTCAGCACTCAAATCACCGCAATTTATTTGGCCTGGTGTGGATATACAGCGGAAGAGGCTGTATCAATCAAAAAGGACGAAGTGTTTGAAGACCATATCGATTCATCCGGCCACAAATGCTTTCCAAATGATAAGATTATGGAATATATCAAAGATTATAGAGATGCTACAGAGTACGAGTCCCAAGGTCGTGGCGTTATTACACTAAAGTATGTTTATTCCGATCTTCTTTTGCGAACTTGCAGAGCAGATAGCGTTGATACTAAGACATTGAGAATCATGCTACGAGGATTTGGTAAGAGTAGTGGAGAAGAAGTAAACCTATTCACATACGACAAAATTTATTGGTCTGGGATTTTCAATCGAGCTTATATATATGAGCTTGAGAACGGAGAAATTAAACCTGGTGATGTAGAGACTATGGAAACAATTTTCCAGCAAAAATATCCGTCTGTTGCAGTTGCGAACAAGCGGCTGCGTGACTATCAAAAGTTCAAGGAACATTTCTTCCCAGAAGCAAAAGGATAATTTCATATAAGGCTTAGAGGGGGAACCCTTTAAGTCATAGATAAGGAATTAGCTAATCTATCTCATATGTCCGAACAGTTCCAGGTGGAACACCTTTTGCGGGAGGGCAGGATCGTTACCTGAGCGGATAATTTTAAGCTTGTTCCTAATATAAGGGAGGTGATGCTATTTGGTTGTATGTACTTACTGTCGTAAGGAGAGGCCGTTTTGGGCTGTGGACGAAGACGGCACTGGCGACTACTCCGCACATATCGTTTCTGGCACAAATGCTTTTGTTGACACTGCTGGAAAGCGTATGAGGTTTCGGTTTTGTCCAATGTGCGGGAGACCGTTGACCAATCCTCCTGACGATGGGGGGGGGTAAGGTTCTGGGATTGTTTGCATTTACCAGGCCGACATATCGCAATAGCATAAAAAAGGAGTGTATAACCTATGGGCAAAGCCAGAAGTGACAGCGGCTATTATTGGGTGGACAAAAAGCTGACCTGTAATGGCTGCAAGTATCTAAATTTCTACAAGGCAGGATGCCGACGAAACCAGCCGCCTGGCCATGTTCGTCATCTTCCAACCTACACAAACGGAGACGATTATATTGCTGTTCTGAGACCGCCCGATTGTGATTACCAGAAAGAGCAGAAGCCCACCGAACAGGTGAGTACGGAGGGGTAACATGCCAGTCTTTATATTGCTTCTGTTCCTTGGCGTTGCAGTCCTATGGCTTTTACTTTCCTTTTGCTTTATCCCTATCGGAAAATTTGTTTACCGATTGATTAAGGATGCAAAAACTTCTATGTCAAAAGATGACTACAAAGAAAAATCTGAAGAAAAGGATGGTACAGATCAGAATGGTTAAGAAAGGATTTATTGGCGCGATTGTGCTTGCCGTCGTTCTATTTGGCGGAGTGATCCTTGGGCTTATGTGTACGGAGCGTATTCCAGCCGGCTATGTCGGTGTGGTGTACAACATGAATGGCGGAGTGGACGGAGAGGTTCTTCAGCAGGGCTGGCACCTTGTCTCTCCTACCAAGAAGGTAACGACATATTCTATCGGGATTGAGCAGAGCTACCTTACAGCCGAAAACAAGGGGGATTCTCCTAACGACGAGAGCTTTAATATTCCTACGTCTGATGGAAAGACAGTGCGTGTAAACCTTGAGTTCTCCTATCGTTTTGATGAGGAACGGGTTTCTGAGACCTTTACCATGTTTAAGGGGAAGTCCGGCGAGGAAATCAAGAATACATTTATCAAGCCTAAGATTGTTGCCTGGACGCAGGAGGTATCTGCAAACTATCCCGTAACAGATATCTTTGGAGATAAGCGCACGGAGATCAATGCAGAGCTGGATGTGTACCTGCGGGACAAGTTTGATAAATATGGCATTATTATTGACACTGTGAATTTTACTGATATTTCTGTAGATGGAGAGACCGCTGCGGCGATCCAGAAGAAGGTAAATGCACAGCAGGAGCTTGAGCTTGCCAATATCGAGGCGCAGACAGCAAAGGTACAGGCCGAAAAGGATAAAGAGGTTGCGCAGATCGCCGCTGAAAAAGCCATTGTTGAGGCGGAGGCTAAGGCAGAGGCTACCAGAATTGCGGCAGAGGCAGAGGCCGATGCAAATGCGCAGATTGCCGCCTCCCTTACACCTGAGCTGATTGAGAAAATCAAGTATGAGAAGTGGAATGGTGAGCTGCCCACGGTTTCTGGTTCTAACGCAATCGTGAGTATGGAAGGACTGAAGTGATTTTGATGAAGAGAGTTTATGTTGATATCATCTCCGAAAAGGAGAAGAAGCTTCACCAGCTTCAGTCTGATGCGGAGGGCGCTGTGGACATCGTAACACGGGCGATTTCCGGTCTGGAATTGGTAAATCAGGAGATTGAGGATACCAAGGCCGAAATTGACGAGTATATCTCTCGTCTTACTGAACAGCGCGACACATTGATTCATAATCAAAAGAGAAACGCTGTTGTAATCAAGAATTTCTCCAAGCTCCTATCCGCAGAAGAGGCGGATGAAGTGAGCGATGCGGCATCTTAAATGGCCGCTGGTTGTTACGGCACGAACAGCAATTTAATATGAATGAAGATATGAAAATATAAATGTGTCGTGTTGCTTAGAAAGATAAATTGTCATTTATGTCGAGCGATTAGAAAAGAGACAAATAAGGCGCATACAGCAATCTAAAAGGAAATTGAACTTGAAATTCAACATACATAAGCGCCTTGAATATGGGGTAGTAATCCTAATTGGTAAGGAAGCAGTTTGCTAAACTGCCAGTAATCCGAAAGGATGTGCAGGTTCGAGTCCTGTCTGCCCCGCCATATATGCTGGTGTGATGGAATAGGCAGACAAACGGGACTTAAAATCCTGTGGGAATTTCCCGTGTGGGTTCGATCCCCACCACCAGTACCACGAGAGCGCCCGGTGGCAGCATTTATGTGTATAGGACGGCGGACACTAACAGCAATTTTACTTTTGAGTTCTGGAAAAACTTTGCTTGCGGTTCGACTCCGCAGCTCTCTAAGCCGTCAAATTTTTCTGCAATTCAGTTAATTTCGTTCAATGTAGTTTGGATGTATATAATAGGACATGCGGAAGTAGCTCAGTTGGTAGAGCAACGGACAATTAGTTTGTGCTTTGTAAAAGCGCGTACAGCAACCTTAAATGGGCAATCTGTTTGTCGGAGGTTCGAGTCCTCCCTTCCGCTTCACGCCTCCTTTGGCGGTTGGTTGTAGGAAAATCTATATGATCACAGTTAGGTAAGGGTCACGCTTCGCTGGTTGTACCAGAGCTTGCGGGGTGCTCCAGTGCAATTCTGGTGAGCCTAACACAAATATCTATGCGTAACGCCGGCAGAAGTACAATGCTGGTGCGATTGGTAAATGTCAGTTCGATTCTGACCGCATAGGCCATAAGCCAGGATAGCTCAGTTGGTAGAGCACGTAACATCAACCAACGCGGGTTGTATAATTCGCGCACAGCAATTTTAATGATTTGCCTGTTAAGCACGTGGTCGTGGGTTCGAGTCCCGCTCCTGGCGTTCTATGCAGCAGTGGTCAAGTGGTAAGACAGCGGCTATAAAGAGTGTGTGTTGTATGGCACACGAACAGCAATTTCAAAAAGGCAAGCCGCCATCGTAGGTTCGATTCCTGCCTGCTGCACAAGGGGTATGAGCTGACTTCGCCATTCAAACAGTCCCTAAAAAGTTGGTAGTAATGGTTCGGTTCTGGGAGGTCTCCGAAGAAAAGCTCCCATTATAAGAGGCGCACAGCAAAACATTGGTTAAAGTTTTTAGACTCATAATCTGGAACGATAAGGTTCAAATCCTTTCCGCCTCTTGCCTCCTTTAAGGCACAGACAGCAAAACACGGACAGTATGTGTCTTGAAGATCTAAACACTATTAGCAATTAGTTAATCAATTCAAGGAGGAAACATCTATGAGCAACGATTTTATGTCCGCTATGAAGAAGACCCTGAACGATGAGTACAATGTTGCGTTCACGGAAAATGGTGCGGCTGGATATCGCACCACCGGCAAGAGCCTGCTTGATCTGAATTTCGCCGTTGTTTCTCTTCGCAAGGCAACCCCTGGCGATATCGCCGCGAGATTCACACGGGCTTTCTTTGAGGATCAGGTTGCCGCTATGAAGTGGCTGTTCTTTGCCCGCGATATCCGAGGTGGGCTTGGTGAGCGCCGCCTATTCCGCGTCGTGTTCCAGTACATGGCGAAGAGCGATCCCAATTACATCAAGCCCTTGATTAAGCTTGTGCCTGAGTATGGCCGCTGGGACGATCTCTGGTGCCTCTTTGGTACTGATCTGGAGAGCGATTTGCTGGATGTTGTGTGCGCACAGCTGAAAGAGGATATCTCCAATATGAACAGCGGTAAAAGCATTTCTCTGCTGGCAAAGTGGATTCCATCCATCAACGCATCTTCTCCCGTGAGCCGACGCTATGCAAAACTAATTTGCGGATATATTGGGATTCAGGAGTGGGATTACCGCAAGGCTGTTTCTGCTCTCCGCACCAAGCTTGATATCGTGGAGAAGAAAATGTCTACAAAGGCATGGGGCGATATCGTGTACGAGGCTGTTCCGTCCCGTGCAAATCTGCTTTACAACAGCGCTTTCCTGCGCCACGACGAGGATCGCCGCCGCAAGTTCCTCAGTAGTTTGGAAAAGGGAGAGACCAAGATTAACGCCTCTACCCTCTTCCCGCACGACATTGTGAGCAAGTACACCAATGGAGGATGGAGCGTAAGCGTAAAGGGGCTTGATCAGACCCTTGAGGCTTTGTGGAAGTCTTTACCTGACACAGTAAACGGCTGCGGGAACACCATCGTTGTTGCAGACGGCAGTGGAAGCATGACCACCAGTGTAGGAGGTAAGGTAAGCGCTCTGGATGTAGCAAATGCCCTGGCGATTTATTTCGCTGAGAGATCTTCTGGCCAGTTCAAGGATAAGTACATCACTTTCTCTGAGCGTCCTCAGCTTGTGGATCTCAGCCATGGAAAGTCTCTGAGAGACAAAATCAAGATTGCTTTGAGCCACGATGAGGTAGCAAACACCAATATCGAAGCGGTGTTTGATCTGATTCTGGACACGGCAATTAAGAACCGTATGTCTCAGGATGATATCCCCCAGAACATCCTTATCATTTCCGATATGGAGTTCGACGGTTGCGCCGTTTCCAATTCCTATCGTGGAGGATATGGCAGAAACAAGGGCGTTGATTCCCGTTTGTTCCAGGTCATCACCCAGCGCTATGAGGATGCTGGATACAAGCTGCCTCGTTTGGTGTTCTGGAATGTAAACAGTAGAACGGGTACAATCCCCGTTATCGAAAACGACCTGGGCGTTGCCCTGGTCAGTGGATTCAGCACTAACATCGTGAAGATGGTGATGAGCGGCCAGACCGATCCTTACGAGTGCCTGCTGGAGACCTTGAATACAGAGCGCTATGCGCCTATTGAAGAGGCTCTGAAAGGACTGTAAACGCTTTGGGAGAGGTGGGACACCACCTCTCCTTTCATTATAAACGGGAGGCATAATTATGGAGGCAATTACCGAATACATCAAAAGAAATTCTAATGGACGAAAGCGCCCTGTGCGTGGAGCAACTATCGCCTCTGCATTTGGCGTGTCTGGAGTTCGGGTAAGAAACATGGTTAATTCCGCAAGGTGTAAGGGAGACCCTATTTGTTCTAATGGGAATGGATACTACATTGCGAGTGATAAGTCTGAGCTGGAAGATACCATCGCCTCTATCAAAGGGCGTATCAGTGTAATGAACAACGCCGTTGACGGCCTGGAACAATATTTAACACAGATGGGGTGATACATTCAGATGCTGACTGCTCAACAGATTCTATCATCAAAGAAATGTGGAGATCTCTTTTCATCTGCTGATAAACAGGTTGTCATTGCTGAGTATCGGGAAATTGCAAGAGCTTATCATCCAGATATCAGCTCTGATCCGCAGGCAAATGAAGTGATGGCAAAAGTAAATCAGCTCTATGAAGAAGCTCTAAAACTTATTGAGTCTGGCGCTTGGGAGGTAAGCAATCGGCTTATTCTGCGAGACAAATCAGGCAAGAAGTACATCGGGAAATATCTGAAACAGTTCCCATTTGAACTTGGTGAGGCTTATATTGCAAACTCCACTGTGACATATGTGTTTAAGGAAAACCATAAGAGATTTTTCGACAATGCGGTTTCCCAAATCAAAGGATTGCGATATGCAAACAAGAAAATGGAAGAAGAAATGTCTCGGTTTATGCCTCGCATTCTCTATGCCTTGTCCTTAGATGATGGACGATTTTGCTTGGTATTAAATAAGCCAGAAGATGTTTTTCTCCTGTCCGACATAAAAGATTTCTTTGGCGGCAGCTTGCCAGATCGTCATGTCGCCTGGATAATGAGCAGACTGTCTAATCTATGCTGCTACTTCAGCTACACGGGAATTGCGCATAATGGATTGACACTGCAAAATTGCTTTATTTGCCCAAGCAAGCATTCTATTTTACCGCTCGGCGGATGGTGGTATGCGCAGAGAATCGGAGCAAAAATGCTTGGTGTTCCCAGTGCAGTCTACGATATTATGCCGATTAAGGCGAAAAGCGAGAAGCTATCCGATATCATTACAGATTTGGAATCCGCCAAGCTGATTGGCCGGCAGCTTTCCGATATTTCGTCCCTACCAAAACCATTCCAAAGCTTTTTGAATTCTGGTTCTGCTCATAATGCAATAGAGGAATTTAATCGCTGGAATACAACACTGGATAAATCTTACGGTGAGCGTAAGTTTGTCAATATGCAAGTAACAAAAACTGATATTTATTGTTAGGAGGAATTATTTATGGGTTGTGGAAGTTGGACTCCCCGTGATTGGGATACATATTCCAAGAGTTCGATTGCCGGAAAGAGCGCGGCTGGGATTTATACCAGCAGATCGGTAAAGCCAGAGTTCGATCCCAAGGGCATCCCGATGAGGGAGAGCCGTGACAGCGACGATCATCCCAACAGCAACGCAATTATCATCGGCCTTGATGTGACTGGCTCCATGAGCGACATTCTTGAGGGTGTGGCTAAGAAGCTAAATGTTCTTGTTACAGAGATTCTGGATCGTAAGCCGGTAACAGACCCGCAGATTATGTTCAACGCTATCGGAGATGCAATGTGTGACTCCACTCCGTTTCAGGCCACGCAGTTTGAGTCCGATATCCGCATTGCGGAACAGCTGACACAGCTCTACTTTGAGCGCGGCGGCGGCGGAAATATGTTTGAGAGCTATCCCCTCGCCTGGTATTTTGCGGTAATGCACACAGACATTGATTGCCTCAATAAGAGAAATCAGAAGGGTTTCCTTTTTACCATGGGCGATGACTGCTATCCTGACCGTTTGACCGCACGGGAAATCAAGGATATCTTTGGCGATACCGTTGAGCGCGATATCCCTGTGGAAGAGCTGCTTAACCTGGTCAACCGGAAATATGAGGTATTCCACCTGGTTCTGGATCGCCGCAGCGACACAAGCAATATTGCAAAGTGGCGTTCTTTGATGGGTGAGCGAGTGATTAAGGTAAGCGACTACACGAAGGTTCCTGAGATTATTGTTTCTATTTTGGAGACAATGGGCGGTAAGGATGTGGACGAGGTAGCCGCCAGCTGGGACGGTTCCACTTCTATCGTGGTTAAGAGTGCTCTTGACGGGCTGAAGAGTGTGACAGCGAAAAGCGATCTCGTAGAGTTCTGACAATAAAAGATAAGCCAGAAAGGGGTATTGGTATGGCAAAGCAAATCAAAGTCGTAATCGGTGCAAACTTTGGCGATGAGGGAAAGGGTTTGATGACCGATTACTTCTGCAAAAGGCTTTCCGAGAGTGGGAGCGTACTCAATATTCGGTTTAATGGCGGGGCGCAAGCCGGCCATACCGTAGTAGTGCCAACGCTCGGCCAGCAAAAGCGCCATGTGTTCAGCCATTTTGGTGCTGGGAGCTTTGTCAATGGTACTGATACTTACCTTTCTGGCAATTTTATTTTGAATCCCATTCTCTTTTGTAGAGAGCGCGATGAGATGTATAGAAACTTTTGGTTCTACCCAAAGGTATACATCCATGAGAGCTGCAAAATCACCACGCCATTTGATATGCTGGTCAATCAGATTGTGGAGCGATCAAGGGGTGATCAGAGACACGGAAGCTGTGGTGTCGGGATCAACGAAACAGTTGTTCGATATAGGAACTACGGCATAGGCCACACCATTACTCCTAAAACTATTCGTTCTCTTGACTTAAAGTATCTGCTTTCATACCAGCGGGATGTCTACCTTTCTAAGCGCTTGAAAGAGCTTGGTGTGTCCAACATCTCTTTGAATGACCTTGGCGTAATTCTAAGCGAGAATATCATTGATAATTGGATCGCCCAAGTCAATGAAATGATGGATTATTGTCAGGTCGTGAATGACGATATAGTGCATGATTATGATGGGCTTGTTTTTGAAGGTGCTCAAGGTCTTTTGCTGGATGAGATGTATGAAGAGTTTGCGCCGTATCTCACAACCTCTCGTACCGGAATCCCTGGTGTGAACAGAGTTCTCTATTCTGCCGGGTTGCACGATTGCCGCGATATCGAAATGTGTTTTGTATCAAGAACCTACTTTACCAGGCACGGAGCCGGCTTCTTCCCTACAGAATGCAGCGCAAAAGATTTGTTTGGTGAGGATAAACAGGACGCAACAAATGTATGGAATGAGTTCCAGGGAAGTTTTAGATACGGATATTTTGAAGAAGATAGATTCCGTAATGTATGTAATCAGGAGTTCAAAAGGGCAAAGAGAATGTATCCATACGCAAAGTTGTCCTTTGCATTTACCCACGCGGATGAAACGGACGGTATGGTTCTGGAGTCTTTCGGTCATAAGGAGATTAAAGATGTAATCTCTCCCCTATCTCCAGACTGCTTCTATACATCAATCGGAAATACACGGCAGCATGTTATTGAGACTCCATTAAAAACACACAGAAAATCTCAATAAAAACAATGCAAGAATGGCTTTGAATAAGAAAGGGAGTATCAGTTTATATGTTAAAGAAGGTAGACCGCAAAAACCGATTTGTGTCTATGTTTGACCCTAAGACTGGTTTCTATGTGAGAAGCGGTGTATACGATGAAAACGGTAAGGATACTGGAATCGACCCATTTATGACGCAGTTCCCGGAGCTGATAGATGTAGGCGTGATGGGGCATTGCGTACACGGAGCAAGCGGACTGTGCTTGAAGTCTGGCGTTCAGTGCTATCAGAATGGCCTTAAAACGCACCATCCCAACATGACGATTGAGAACTTCAAACGGATCGTTGACGAGTGTAAGGGAAAGACATTTCAGCTGGCGCTTGGTGGTCGCGGCGATGTAGATCAGCACGAAAACTTTGCAGAAATTCTTCAGTATTGCAGAGAAAATAACATTGTGCCAAACTTCACCAGCTCTGGCCTTGGCTTTACCGAGGATATTGTGGCTCTATGCAAAGAGTATTGTGGCGCTGTTGCTATTTCCTGGTATCGCCAGCCCCATACCATTCGAGCCATTCAGATGCTGCTTGATGCCGGCATCAAAACAAACATCCACTATGTTCTTGGTAACAATTCGATTGATGAGGCAATTGACCGGCTTAGAAGTAACGACTTTCCGCAAGGAATCAACGCCGTGATTTTTCTGCTCCATAAGCCTGTTGGCCTTGGGAGTGAAGATAATGTGCTATCGGCAAACGATCCAAGGGTAAAAGAGTTCTTTGATATCATCGACCATATGAATGCTCCGTTCAAGGTTGGATTCGACTCCTGTTCTATCCCCGCCATTTTGAATTACACCCACAACATCGATCCAAACAGCATTGATACCTGCGAGGGCGGACGGTGGAGCATGTATATTACGTCCGATATGAAAGCTCTCCCCTGTTCGTTTGATAACCAGGATCTTCGCTGGGCTTATGATATCAGCAATGATACCATCCAAAACGCATGGGATAGTGAGCAATTTGAGGATTTCAGAAATCATTTTAGAACTGCTTGCCCTAACTGCAAGAACAGAGCGTCTTGTATGGGTGGTTGTCCTATTCGTCCTCAGATCGTAATTTGCAGCCAGACAGATAAGACGGTGTAGCATGAGAGATATTAAAAGAATCCGAAAATTCTGCAATCAACTTGCGGAAATATGGGAAATGTACCCGATTTAAGATTTTGCCAATTGCTAATATGTTCTTCCCTATTTCGTGATAGAGACCCATTTTATATAGAAGATGAAGAAGCGATTCAAATTATAAAAAACAATATGAACGGAGTGGTTAGCAGTGAAAAATAAGACTGTTTGGATTGTGGTTGGCATTGTTCTTGCCTTTGCCTTGCTTATTGGCGGTCTGTTTGTCAGCTCTAATAATAAGGCTATCTTTTTAGAGGAACAGATCAATGCAGCCCAGGCCGATATCAATGTTGCGGAGAAGAGACGGTTTGACCTTGTATATAACCTGGTGGATGCAGTGCAGTCTTATCAGGATTACGAGGGAGAGACGCTGGAGAACATCGTTTCCGCAAGAAACAGCATGGAGTATGGCGATGTGGATGGCGCTCAGATGGCAATCAATGCGGTTGCTGAAGCATATCCCGAACTCAAGGCAAACGAGAACTATAAGCAGCTTATGAATGAGCTTGCGATGACAGAAAACCAGATCGCTCAGTACCGCAATAATTATAATGAGCAGGTGCGTTCTTATAATAAGATGGTACGCTCTTTCCCAAATAACATTATTCTCAGCATCCTTGGATATGAGTCCATTGACACGACATATACCGATTATGATGCGCCGGTAGATGCCCCGCAGGATCTGTTTGCCGATGATAATTAAAAAGAGAGAAGTTCTTTTCAGCGCTATCATAGTTCTTGTGATGCTGCTGGTTGGCCTGTTTGTGAGTGATGCAATTCTGCAAGGTGCAATCTCCAAAAGCGAAGACTACCGCACCGCAACTATCATAGAGAATGAAGATCAGTTCTTATATGGTATGCAGACCAACTTCGGCCACTCTCTTGTTTATGGCGAGGTCTCTTCTGATTCATTCGTTACATATGACGAAATTGGAAGCGGATTTATTTATATTGAAAAGCACAAAGAACACTACACCAGGCATACAAGAACAGTGACAAGAACAGATAGTAATGGGAAAAAGCATACGGAGACAGAGGTATATTATAGCTGGGATCATGTATGGAGTGACAGCAGGCAGGTAGACGATATCACATTTATGGGAGAGACATTCCCATATGACGCTATCGATCTTCCAGTGGAGCGTCTTAATCTGGATTCAATCAGTGTTGGCAATCGAATGAATTATATCTATGAAGGACACGATGATCGCTATTACTACAATGTGACACCGCTAAAGATTACCGGGACGATCTTTACTTCTCTCCATGATAACACGATTAACGACAGCTCTGAGCTGTATCGAGATATGAACCCACAGGAAGTAATCTCCCATATGGAGAGCAATGAAACTGTTTACACGGTTGTATTTTGGGTTATATGGATTCTGTTGTCAGGCGGTCTTGTGTTTGCATTTCTTTATTTTGATAATAAATGGCTTGATTAAGAGGTGATGAAATGAAGTTTAGAAAGGATTTTGTAACCAATAGTAGCTCCAGTAGTTTTATCTGCTGTTTTGCCCGTATTGCCGATCCAGAAAAGGCGCAAGCAGTCCTGGATAAGCATGGTGATAGGATTGAAGTGTACACAGCAGAAGAGGTTCTTGCAAATATCAAGAATAGACGATGGGGTGCTTGGCTTGAGGCAGATTGGGCGGGTGTAGATGTTACTCCCACAGAAGATTATATTCGGGATCACGCTGAAAGCAAGTTTGTAGTTGCAGAGGATCGTCAAGATATTGATGAGGACGAGGACGGATACCCGGACTACGATGTTGACTACTCCTATTTCAATACCGATGCTATTGACGATATCACAGAGAAAAACGGGTTCGCTGAAATTGACTGCCAGTGGGGAGCCGGCAGAGACGGCTAACAGGAGGCAATATGAAAGTAAGAGAAGATTTTGTGACAAACAGCTCATCCAGTAGCTTTATTCTTGCCTTTGAAAGCAAAGAGGATGGAATTGCAAAAATCGCCGCTATGACAAAAAGATACGGCAGTGATTATGTAGGACAGTTGCTCCACGATTTCATGGAGGCTACGCCGATTCTAAAGGAAAACATTCGCACACATACATTCCGAGATGTAGAAGATGATGCAGAGTTTGTTACAGACAACGGCGAGGGAGGCTGGTGGTCTTCCGACAAACCGACCTTTGAAAGACAGTGGATGAACGAACATCCAGGAAGCGACTACCGTGCATACTATGAATCTGAGGAAAGAAAAGCCGAAGTCGAGCGTCGTATGGAGGAAGATTTCAAGAAGATTGAAGATGATATTGGCACTTCAACTTATCTGGTAGAGCTGGAATACGAAGACCATACAGAAGTCGGTTCTGCTCTGGAACATGATATTCTTCCAAATCAGGATTTTACGGTTCGTCGGTTTAGTCATCATTGAGGAAATCAAAATGCTGAAAATTTATAAGACATATCTTCAGTATCAGATAGACGGTGGATGCTGGGAACGATTTGGTTATTCTGGGTGGCTTTGTGAGGAAGAGCGCAATGTAGAATTGCAAAAAACGATTATTGAAAATGCAAGTTTCAAACAAGCGTTTGAGCACTTTGAAAACTGCCCGTCTCATAATGTGATCTCTTGCCGTACATATATCCGCCACCGCCCATATATCTGCCTTATCGGGGCTGGATTTGCAGAGCCTACCAATCTTTATCAAAATGACTTCACTTCTCTTTCAATTAAAAAGATCACAGAAGAGAATAAGGATGTAACCTTAGAGTGGATCATAGAACATTTATCTGCTGAAAAAACAATTCAGTATTTGAAAGAGCGCGGGTTAAATATTTGCCCAATCAAACAATAAGAGGTGTTTTAATGAAATTTAGAAGAGATTTCGTTACCAATTCCAGCAGTTCCAGTTTTGTTTGTGATATCTGCGGCAATGTCGAGAGCGGATGGGATATGTCGCTGCAAGAGGCAGAGATGGTCGAGTGCGTAAACGGCCATACAATTTGCCAGGATGAGATGCTGAGCGCGCCAAGAGAGGTAATGCTTCGTCTGATCCAGGAGGAAATGCAGCAATCCTGGTCTCACTTTAAGGATATGACTGATACTGAACTGAACGAGAAGACCGATGAAGAGCTGGAAGAGATGATGATGGAGCGTGAGGACGGATATTATGGAATCCCGGAAGAGTGCTGCCCAATCTGCCAGTTCATCGAGTATTCCAACAAAGATTTGGCAAAGTATCTGGAAAGAGAATATAAGGTTTCTCGTGATGAAGTTTTTGCCAAGGTAAAACAGCTCAACAAGAGACGCAAGAAACTTTATGACAGCGAGTATGTGACCGAGGTATGTTCCAGATTCCATCTGAACCCCGCCGAAATCGTCGCCGGCCTGAAAGATCGGTTCGGCACATACAGCCGATTTTATGATTTTATCCATAAGGGGTGAGCCATGAAAGTAAGAACTGATTTTGTGACAAATAGTAGCAGCAGCTCATTTATCTGCTTGCGTTTGCCAACCAAGAATGCCGCTGAAATTCTGGAGAAGAATGACTTATCAGATGAAAAAATTATCCAGAGAATGGACGATGGAGATTTTGATGATATCCATCTGAAAGATAAATACCTTGAGGCCGTTGTGGGTGAATGTGGCCTTGACTATGTTGGCTGGACTCTTGGCGAAACAATTTTGTCTAACCACAACCTGATTGAGTTGCGGGATATGCTTTCAAAGGAAATTAAGGAGACATATCAGCTACATATTCCGCCTGAGGATTTCATGTTTGAGTTTGGCGAGGTGTATAAATGAAAATCCGATCTGACTTTGTGACAAACAGCAGCAGCTCAAGCTATGTAATTGCTTATAAGGGTTTGGACACCCCTCATCCGTCTATCAAGTCCTTAAATAAGATGATTGAGATTGTGTTGTTTTCTGACGGCGGATATGAAACGACGCGGGGCGAAAAGGTTAGAACCATAGATGAGCTGGACAGCTATATGGTAGATACTTATGGGTATAGCGACCTAAATACCATTGACAAACTTTTGTCGGCAGATAGCTACACGAAAAAGATTCACACAGAATGCGTAAAGGCTCTGAATGAGGGGTACACAATTTTGTTTAAGGATGTCGGATATAGCGACGAGACATTGAGCGCCTTATTACACGATATTGCAAATGAAGATATCGGTGTGAAGATTTTATTCAGCGATTTATAAGGAATTAGTTAATCTATTCGAGGTGATAGAATGTATTCTGCTTTTGTAACCAGAATTAAAAATCTGCGCAAGCATTCCAATGCAGATCGGCTGCTGTGCGGCGAATGTTTTGGAAATACCGTAATCGTTGGGCTTGACACGCAGCCTGATGAACTTGGCGTGTACTTCCCCGTTGACGGAAAGCTCGGAATTGAATTTGCACAGAAGAATGACCTACTGCGCAGAAAGGATGAAAACGGAAATCCAGCCGGCGGGTATCTCGATCCAGAGAAGAGAAATATCAAGGCTCTAAAACTGCGCGGCGAAAAGAGCGACGGTCTGTTTATGCCTTTGTCTTCTCTGGCAGAGTTTACAGATATCTCTCAGCTGAAGGATGGGGACACCATCACTCAGCTTAACGGAGTGACGATTTGCGAAAAGTATGTCCCAGTTCGTAAGCAAAGTGCAAATGTAGGAGCCGGGAACCGTACCAGAAAGCGTAAAGATCCCATCTCTCCCCTATTCATGGAACATGCTGATACAGAACAGCTGCCGTACAATCTTGGAGCATTTCATCAAGGCGATCTCGTAGAAATCACGCTGAAAATGCACGGGACTTCTCAGCGAACCGGATACCTGCCCATGTTGTCTGGTTATAAGCGCACATTGCTTGATAAGCTGTTTCGCCGGCCTGGTACTCCAATTTATGATTGGGGATATGTAACAGGCACTCGCCGCGTTGTCCTTGATACATATGATGGCGGTTTCTATGGAAGCAATGCTTTCCGTGAGCAACATGCCAAAATGTTTGAAGGAAAGCTCCATAAGGGCGAGACGGTTTACTATGAAGTCGTTGGATTTACAGATGACGGCACCCCGATTATGGCTTCCTGTGACAATAAGAAGGTTGGGGACAAGGATTTCGTAAAGCAATATGGCAAGCAGACTGTGTTCAGCTATGGTTGCAGCCCGGATAGTGTAGATGCTCCGAAATCTGCCCTTTATGTATATCGAATGACCATGACAAATGAGGATGGAGACGTAGTGGAATATTCGCCGTTCTTCATGCGTTATCGCTGTGAGCAGATGGGAGTAAACTGTGTCCCGCTCCTGTGGTCTGGTTTTGTTCCTGAGAACGATAATCCAGGCGAATGGGTAAAGGGTGTAGCTGAATGCTACTACGACGGAGCAGACCCCATTGGGAAGTCGCATGTGCGTGAGGGTGTTGTCTGCCGTATTGTAAACCGTCCGAAATTTACAGCCTACAAGCACAAGAACTTTGCGTTTAAGGTGCTTGAGGGGATTGTCAAAGAAGTTGCTTCTGCTCCAGATATGGAAGAGGCACAGGAAGTAACTGAGGCAGCGTAATGAGTAGAGAAATGATTGAGCCATGGAGACAGTATGGTGTCAAACTTGAAAAGGAAGAGATGGTAGATGGTGTGCTTCATCTATTCATCTCTGTCCCGACTGTTTCTGATTTTATCGATGACAATGGAAACGAGCTTTCTGGCGCTTTATTGGCAAAGCGCGTAAAGAGAAGTATTTCTGACCCCATTGTGTTAAAGTCCAGGACTCGCAACGAGAGATGGACAAAGAACATGTCATACAATATCGACTGCAAACCAAAAGAGAACACAAAAAGCAATTACCAAAGTGCAAATCGAAACAATTATGCAGATCTGTTTGATCTGTTCTTTGGTCAAGGCAGAGGAAATCCGTTTGTTTAATAGGTGAGGTGGTTGAAATAGAATTGGTCGAGCACGATAAGAAAATCATGCACCGGCTTTCAGAACACTTAGACGCAGTAAAGGAGAAGCACCCAGAATGGGTTGGTATTTTCCTACAAGGGTCTCAAAATTACAAGCTCGATTATGAGGGGAGCGATGTTGACTCCAAGCTGATTATCCTCCCATCTTTCGAGGATTTTGTTCTGAATAGAAAGCCGCAGAGTTATACGCATATCATGGAAAATGATGAGCATGTTGATGTGAAAGATATCCGCTTGATGTTTGACTGTTTCAGAAAACAGAATATCAACTTTGTGGAGATCTTATTTACTAAGTACAGGATTCTCAATCCGAAATACGAATCTCTGTTTTATCCAGTGCTCAATGCGCGGGAGCTGATCGGAAGATACAACGACTTTGCTTCTCTAAACTGCATGGTTGGTACGGCGATGGAGAAACAAAAAGCGCTTTGTCATCCGTACCCAGCAACGATGGATAAAATTGAGCGCTTTGGGTACGATCCGAAACAACTCCATCATATTTTAAGGCTTGATGAATTTATGTCGAGATGGCTTGATGGAGAGCCGTATGAAGATTGTCTGCTCTCTAAGAAAGCAGATTACTTAAAACAAATCAAATTTGGTTGTCTTAGCAAAGACGAGGCTGTTGAGATGGCAGATCGTTATGTGTCTGCAATGAAATCGGTAAAGACAAAATACATGGAAGAGCATGAGCCGTCTGTAAACCGAGCTGTTGATTATATTTTGAATCAAACGCTGCTTCAGCTTTTCAAATACAATTTCCAATGTGAAATCGGAGGTGCTGCGTAAATGAATCCCACTTTTATTATGATGGTTGGTTTGCCGTACAGTGGTAAGTCCTACTACGCCGAAAAATTGTCCAAAGAGTACGGCGCTGTGATCCATTCCAGCGACGCAATTAGGGCTGAAATCCTGGGAGATGTCCAAGACCAAAACAACAATGGTAAGGTGTTTGAGGTTCTTCATCGCCGCGTTTACGATGATCTGAGTAATGGCAAGAGTGTAGTTTACGACGCAACCAATATTAACTACAAGCGCCGTATGGATGCTATCCAGAGATTGAAACGCATCCCGTGTGAAAAAGTTTGCTATTTGATGGCTACACCTTTCTCTGAGTGTGTAGAGAGAAGTAAGTGCCGTGAGCGCGTTGTCCCATACGAAGTTCTGGAGCGCATGTACAAATCTATCTGGATTCCTCAGTATTATGAGGGTTGGGATCGCATTGAAATCGTGTACCCAGATGGATTTAAGACGCTCGATACCAAGGAACTGTTCTGGGGAGAAAACGGCCTGGCCTGGATCAACCAGGATAACCCGCACCACAACCTGACTGTCGGCGCACACTGCATCGCTACATACGCGAATATCCACGGCGGATCTCCTGAACTCTACGAGGCCGCAATGCTCCACGATATCGGTAAGCCATTTACCAAAGCGTTTAAGAATAGCAAGGGTGAGGACACCGATATTGCCCATTATTATGAGCACCACCATGTATCAGCCTACGATAGCCTCTTTTATATCTCCCCCGCTCTTGACGTGCTCTATGTAGCCGGTTTGATTCAGTGGCACATGCGTCCTTTCGAGCTTGAAAGAGTACCTAAATCTCAAAAGGCTCTGGAAAAGTTTAAGCGGCTGATCGGAGAGAAGATGTACAACGATGTAATGGCTCTCCACGAAGCCGATATTAAGGCAAAGGGTACTGACGCAGAGGACGCAGCATGAAGTGTTCAGTGTGTGGAAGAGAGTTTGAAACAGTATACCCATGCCCTTATAACCAATCATTTGGCGCTGTGTGTGAGGAATGCTGCGATAAGTGTTTTCAGTCAGAGCCTTTCCCCTGTTGGGAGAAGATAGAAAGGCTTGGAAAAGAATATAAGGACGGTGAGTTTTTATTTATACCAAAGAAGACTTAGAAACTATGCAGTCATGGGACTTGGATAGAAAAATCCAGGTCACTACTGCCCGTATCATGGAATGGTATGAGCATTACAACGGCTTAGTCTATGTGGCTTTTTCTGGCGGTAAAGATTCCACCGTCCTTCTTGATCTTGTGCGACGTATTTATCCAGATGTACCAGCTGTATTCTGCGATACAGGACTTGAATTCCCAGAGATTCGCCAATTTGCTATGAGCGTTAATAATGTGGTTGTACTTAGACCAGAAATGAACTTCAAAAAAGTCATTGAGACCTATGGGTATCCAATTGTATCAAAGCGGGTTGCCGACACGGTAGAGTACGGCCACAAGCCTGGTTCTTTTCGGTGGAAAGAGCTTCACGGAGAAATCATTCGGAGCAATGGTACAAAGTCAGAATTCAACTGTGAAAAATGGTGTTACTTATTAGACGCTCCGTTTAAGGTGTCTTCTCGGTGCTGCAATATTATGAAGAAGAAACCAATGAAGAAATACTCAAAAGAAACTGGGCGCGTACCTATTATTGCTACCATGGCAGACGAGAGCCGTTCACGCAGATCGGTGTGGATGTCTACCGGGTGTAACGCCTTTCAAAAGAAATCTCCGTCTTCCCAGCCCATGTCGTTTTGGACAGAGAATGATGTTCTTGAATATATCCACACCTATAATATCCCATACGCCTCTGTCTATGGCGACATTGTACCCTGTGGGGGGGGTGGACAACGACAGGCGAAAAAAGAACCGGGTGTGTGTTTTGCGCTTTTGGCGCTCATTTGGAGAAGTCTCCAAACCGTTTCCAGCGGCTCAAACAGTCTCACCCAAAGTTGTGGGAGTATTGCATGAAACCTGTTGAAGAGCATGGCCTTGGTATGCGTAAGGTTTTAGAGTTTATCGGTGTACTGTGTGATTAAAAGAGGTGTTTTTATCAAGTTATTCAGAAAAGCTTTATTGGTCTGTATTGTTGCGGGTGTTCTGGTTATGCCGGCTCACGCCGCTACATCATCTGAAATCAAGCAGCAAATCGATGCCGCGATTGAAAAGCAAAATATGGCGCACCAGATCGCTGAATATGTCCGTTCATTTGGCGAGGATGATAGTCATCCAGCCATTCAATTTGCCCAGGAAAAATGGGCAGAGCAACAATCAATTTTAATTCCGCTTTATGAACAGTATAACAAGGCGGTGCAAGAAGAGAATGGCAAGGGACGTTACCTTGGCCGATTTAGGATCTCCCACTATTGTCCTTGTTCTATCTGTAATGGAGGATATTCAGGCACTGCGTCTGGCGCTCCATTGACTCCCTGGGTATCTATTGCCGTAGATCCGTCTGTTATCCCGCTCGGCAGCTCGGTTTACATAGATGGGTATGGTAGCTTCAAAGCACATGATACTGGCGGTGCAATCAAAGGCAACCGCATCGATGTATGCGTAAGCAGTCATGCAGAGGCATATCAGCTTGGCGTTGTGTACCGAGATGTGTATGTCAAATAATTTTTCATTGTCCGGTTAATTATTTGGTTTGTTTGTTAGAAGGTATATAGAGACGCATGGAGGTGATATGATGCAAGAAGGAGAGCTTTTATATATCCGTCCAAGAAATAGCAGTACATCAGGCGGAATGATAATGAGGTTTGAGAGTAGCTATCGTGGCGAAGAAGATTTAAGTTATCACGGCAGCCCATGGTATGAAAACTTCATTGTCTGTACAGATCCAGTAACTGGCGAGAAGAAGGAATTTGGAGACCAAAGTTATACATGGAGAAGTGCAATAGGGTATATCAAATTCCTTCAAGAGCAAATATCAAAGGTCAAAAATATTGTATCTTATATTTGAGGCGATGTTATGAACAGTAATATAGAAAGGAGCTAATGCCAATCCCGGTAAGCCGGGTTTCTGTAAGATTGATAAGTACAGAGTAAAACCATCTGTTACAGCGTGAGAGCCAAAGGCTGGTAGCATGGGAGGATTAGATGGTTGACCTCAGCCGTGATGGTTGTGGTCGGTATGAAGTATATTGCAAGTGTCAGCTTTGGCAAGGATTCTCTTGCTATGCTGCTCCGTCTAATGGAGGAAAATTGGCCGTTAGATATCGTTGTGTTTTATGACACAGGCATGGAATTTGATTGTATCTATAAGATAAGAGATAAAATCAGGCCAGTGCTGAAAGAAAGAGGGGTAGAATATGTCGAGTTAAAACCTAAAATTCCATTCTTGTATTCTATGCTGGAGAAAGAAGTCAATAGTAGACAGAAAGGCACACACTATGGTTACGGTTGGTGCGGTGGTTTATGTCGTTGGGGTACTTCTGAAAAGCTCAGAGAGATAAAGCAATTCAAAGATAGTCTTGCAGAATCTGTTATTGACTATGTTGGTATTGCATTTGATGAGCCAAAGCGTTTTGATAAAGCGACACAGGAAGGTAAAATGCTACCTCTGGTTCAATGGCAAATGACCGAAGGAGATTGCCTAAACTTCTGCCACGAAAGAGGATTCTATTGGATTGAAAGAGTCGCAAATTGCGGTGTGGAATACATGGATCTGTATTCAATTTTAGACCGGATATCGTGCTGGTGCTGCTGCAACAAGAATTTGAAAGAGCTACGAAATATATATCGTTATCTTCCGAATTACTGGCAGAGGTTAAAAGATCTGCAAGCAAAAATTGACCGCCCGTTTAAGGGGTATTACAAAGGTCAGGCCAAAGGTATCTTTGAGCTTGAAGAAAGATTTTCAAAAGAATTAGTTAATCAATCTTGAAAAGGATGTGTTTAATTGAACTACAAAACTGCCCTATTCTGCGAGTTTGATAAGTACGCCGCAGAAAGTTATTGCGCAGTCCATGGCGTAGATCCTTTACTGAACATTGGTGACATCACAAAGGCAGATGAAAAGTCTGTGCCTGATTTCAATACCATGTTTGGCGGAAGCCCTTGCCAGGACTTCTCAATCGCGGGCAAACAGGGGGGGCTGCATGGTCATGTAAAAGCTGCGGTCATACATATAACCCCTTAGAAGCCCACTACACTATGCGGGATAAATGCCCCAAGTGTGGATCAACAGAAATTGAAAAGACAAGATCTTCTCTCCTTGTAGAGTGGCTCAGGTTCCTCAGAGAAAAGAAGCCTCGCTTTGCGATCTATGAAAATGTCAAAAATATTGTAGGCACTCGTTTTAAGGCCACATTTGATTTGTTTGTCAAAGAGCTGGAGGACTACGGATACAATGTCTATTGGCAGGTTCTGAACGCAAAGAACTATGGTATTCCTCAGAACCGAGAGCGTGTATATTGTGTCATCATTCGTAAGGATCTTGATAATGGGAAATTCCAGTTCCCCTCCCCTATTCCGTTAAAGCATACCCTCAGCGATATGTTGGAGGCGGAGGTTGACGAGCGATATTACCTCAGCGACGATAAAGTAGCTGGTATGATCGCCCCCCCCCGCTGCGTAACATCAGCAGAACAATCAGAACAAGCGGACGAAGCTCAACAGACCGGCACACATGGGATTTACTGCCGGCAGATTGGAGCGAAGCTAAGCCAGAAAGGAACGACCTTTGATGGGTATAGCGATGTAGCTATGACGCTTCTGGCGAGAGACTACAAAGGGTTCGGGAATCAACCTATGACGGGAGTAATTGAACATGGGAGATCAGATTATTCAAGTGGGAAATGTATGCCCTACCAAGACAAGGAGTAACCCAAATCAAGGTAGAGTGTATGACCCGCAAGGTATCTCCCCTACCCTAAGCTGTATGGGGGGGGGGCAACTTGGAGCCACACATTATTATTTACGATGATTACAATAGGAGGATCAAGTCAGACCAGACTTGCATAGGAACAGTTATGCCAAATTTCAAAAATGATGCGCCAGGGAACGGTACAAAGTTGATTGTGCCAGAGCAACAGAAGTATCGCGTTAGAAAATTAACTCCAAAGGAGTGCTGGCGGCTCATGGGGTTTGAAGATAGCGACTTTGAAAACGCCAGAAAAAGAATGAACGAGAATTTATATAAGGGGAACGACAGATCTTCTTCCCAGCTCTATAAGCAGGCCGGTAACAGCATCGTGGTAGATGTGCTGCTGCATATCATGGAGAATCTTTACGATGCCATGCCGTATCTTTTCGATGATATCGTTGTCGGGTCTTTCTTCTCCGGTATCGGTGCGTTTGAAAAGGCGTTGACAAGACTCCAAACAGAACCGCATGAGTATTCGTCTATTAGCAAAGAAGATATGCCAAATCTACAGCAGGTCGGATACATCAATGATTACAACGGTGACGCAAACAGAGTGTACAGCGGCGATGGAGTGTCCCGCACCCTCAAGGCGGATGCAGGGGGGGGGCGGAGCAAAAACGGGATGGTACACGGTTCCCCACTCGGCCTAATCGATCCACAGGGCAGATCTACAAAGAAGTGTGTAATAAAGCCTATGTGTCCAACACTGCGGGCGCAAATCCACGGTAATCCACCAGGAGTTGTGTATGGAGAAAGTCAGAATTAAACAAGCCACAAAGAAAGGCTATATTGAATGTCTTGTGGGGGGGGGCTGTTGATCTGTCCTACCCAAACAGCAAAACCAGACGTGGCAGAGTGCAAGAGGGCGGATTGATATGCCCTACAATAACTGCTCAAAACACTGGAATTTGTGTGATTGAGTTGCAAGAAAAACACGAAAACCTCTTGACATTTGAGGATTATCTGCTATACTGTAATAGGAAATAGTTAATCAATTTTGGCACATAGTCAAAGTTTACAATTCCAATAAGCAATTAGTTAATCAAAATTTATCAAAGGAGTAAAGCTTATGACCACTGAAGATTTCATCAAGAATGTAGCACACGATCTGTTTTCCGGCGGAGTTACCATCACCCCTATTGCCGAGGCAAAGGCAATTCCCTGCAACATCATTCCAAAGCCGGCACAGGTTATCTTCAATCCTCCTGCTACCATCGTTTACTGGGAGGATGGTGACAAGACTGTTGTTCGCTGCGATAATGACGTGTTCTCTGAAGAATTCGGCTACGCTATGGCCTGTATGCGAAAGGCGTATGGATCTCGTGGAGAGTTCAAGGCTCAGTTCAAGAATGCGTTCCGTCCTTACCTAAAGCCCAATAAGAAGAGCAAGAACAAGATTAAGGACGTATCTCCCGCCGCCCTCCCTCCCAAGTCTAAGACCATCGGCCTGGATCAGATGATTAAGCAGCTGGCCGGAGATGACAGTATGGGTGTCTGCGTTGGCTATCGGGTAAAGGAAGACGAGTAATTTCGTATGTGTAGAATGTGGCTGTGTGTTTCAAAATCCAAAGGAATATATTGAGACACACGGCCTCGACACTCCACCATACGAGCATTTTACTGGTTGCCCAATGTGTGGAGGGAGCTATGTCCCTTACAAACAATGCGATCTGTGCGGGAATCCGATTTTTGACGAATACATTTTGCTGAAATCAGGCGAGGTGTATTGCGAAAATTGCTATTGCCGCAAAAATATCGATGATTTATGGGAGTGATATATCCTGGTAAATGAAGATCTAAAACAGCGATACCTATCTATTTGCAGAGACAACATTAAGCGCAGTGGCCTGGATGATTTGTTAGCCTGGATTGAAAGTACGGATTTTTATTCTGCTCCTGCCAGTACAAAGTTCCACGGAAACCATGAAGGTGGTCTCTTGGAGCATTCGCTCAATGTGTATGATGCCTTAAAGGATTTAGTTAAACAATTTCAAGAAGTCGAAGTGTCAGAAGAGAGCGTTGCGATTGCGGCTCTGTTCCATGATTTATGCAAAGCAAACTACTATACAGTAGGCACTAAGAATGTAAAGGACGAGCAGACTGGACAGTGGCATAAAGAGCCTTTCTATAAGGCGGAAGACCAATTCCCTGTTGGTCATGGCGAGAAGTCTGTTATTATTCTGCTTCAATATATGAAGCTGACAGATGAAGAGATTTACGCAATCAGATGGCACATGTCAGGGTTTGATAGTGCTGTAAAGGGCGGAGATTTTGGATGTAGCAAAGCATATGATATGTGCCCGTTTGCTGTTTTGCTCCACCTTGCAGATATGGAAGCTACTTATTTGATGGAGGAACGCAGTGTCTGAAAACACAAACACAATGAACTTGAATAAGAAGCTGTTTGAGCTTCGCAAGTATGTAGATGTAGTAAAGAAAAGCAAGAAAGGATACGGATATACCTATGCTTCTATCGTTGAAATTCTTGCAAAACTAAAAGCCGGCATGGACAAATACGGCCTTTTGCTGGAAGAGGAATGCGTACACGGTTCGCAAAAAATCGTGATTGACCACTACGAAAAACCGAAGGTGCTTAAAGACGGAAAGACCATCCAGGAAGTTGTACACGAATTTGTGGTATCTCAGGATATCATTTTCACCTGGATTGATGTTGACAGCGGGGAGTTCAGA